TCCCGGCGTGGCACGAGAAACAACGTCGCTTCGCTCAGGTCAACGGATACGTACGGTCTCTATCTGGTCGCAAGCGTCGTCTACCCAAGGCAGCTGCGGGAAGAGATAGCCCAGAACGCCGCGAAGCTCAGCGCCAAGCTATTAACTCGCCGGTTCAATCATTCGCTAACGAGCTGAACCTTATGGCCGCCCTTGAGATGGATAAGGAATTCGACATCGACTGGTTCGGCCTTGTGGGAACGGTGCACGACGCGGTGTTGATCGAGGTGCGCGAGGATATGGTGGAACATGTCTATCGACGTGGGCTACAAATTATGTCACGTCCTAAGTTGTTGAAGAAATTTGGTATCAAGCTCGGTGTTCCGATTGAGGCTGAAGCAAAGATTGGTCCATGGGCTGCAGGAAAAGGAATTGAGAAATGGCTGGAAGCAAATCCCCAAAAGAAGCACGCAGCGAACGAAAACTCAAAGACGAGACGAAAGGACCGACTGGCCGCGTAGTCACTGTCGGCGACAACAGCGGTCCTTCCCACAACCACTCGATCCTGGTCGACGAGGCTACGGGCTTCATCAATGTCAGTCAGTCGAAGGTTCGCGCTTGGCGTCAGTGCCGTCGGCAGTTCCACAACAAGTTCGAGCGCGGGCTGCAGCGCAAGAAGATCAAGCGTCCGTTCATGTTTGGTCGCATCGCGCACGAGATGATCGAGGCGAGCTATAAAGGCAAGAAGCCATTTAAGCTGCTCGACAAGATCGACCTCGACAACAAGAAATTGTTCCGTCGTGAGATCGAGATGTATGGTAACATCATCGAAGACATGAAGGACATCATGACCGACTACTTTGATTACTGGGGAGACAGTGCTGTCCCGATCAAAGGACCGGACGGTGAGATGGCGGAACACGAATTCCGCATCGAGCTGCAGAAAGGCCTATGGTTCACCGGCAAGATCGACGCTATCGCGAAAGCGAAGAAGATGCGTTGGCTCGTCGAACATAAGACGTTCGCGCGTATGCCTAGCGAAGATGAGCGCTGGCGCAACGTGCAGTCGGCTGTGTACTTCAAGGCGTTGTATGAACTCGGGTTCAAGCGCATCGACGGTGTGCTGTGGGATTACATTTCCTCAAAGCCGCCGATGTTTCCACAACAGCTGTTGCAGAGTGGGAAGTATTCACAGGCCAAGCTGAATACGATCCCGGCGCGTCTCGATCGTTGGATCAAGTCCGAAGGCTTGAAGAAGGCCGACTACACGAAGCTACGTACTGAGGCGATGGAGAACCGATCCAACTGGTTCATCCGAGTGTACTCGCCCGTCAAGCCTCGTGTGGTCGATGTCATCTGGGACAACTTCGTAGATACCGCGAAAGAGATCGCTGACAACCACCAGACCAAGTCCGATATGAATATCGGCCGTCACTGTACCTGGTGCGACTATCAGCCTCTGTGCAAAGCCGAGATGACAGGTGCTGACGTCGATTGGTTGATCGAGCGTGAGTACACCACGGAGGCTCAGCGGGCTGCAATCGAACGCGGTGACGATCGATCCGAAGATTGACTTGGCAACGATCTTATGATAGACGCTTTTGTTCAACCGAGGTGAATGAAACATGGCGACGACCGGCAAGAAGAGCAAAGGTGAAAGCGCACCGGGTGCGGTACCCGTTAGTGATGTCCCACACAACCACAGCACCGCACTTTACGGTCCGAGCGGTACCGGGAAGACCACGCTCGCTGCGACCTGGCCGCTTCCGATGCTCTACCTCAACATCAATGATGACGGGACCGACAGCATCAATGACGTAGACGGAGTCGAGGTGGTCGACATCACGACGACCGAACAGCTACGCGATCTGCTGCTCTGGTGTCACGAGAAGGCGCAGAAGGGAAAGCTGAAGTACAAGTCGGTCTGTATGGACACGATCACTCAGCTTCAACAGATGTTCGTCAATGAGATGGGCGTCAACGCGAACCTCAAGAAGCACGCCAAGGATAAGAAGCCCGGTGACTACGGGACGCTGACGAAGCAGGACTGGGGAGTCATCGCCGGCAACCTCAAGGCTGCGATTATGGATATTCGCAATCTACCTGTTGCGAGCATCTTCATTGCTCAGCAGCGGGTATTTAATCTCAACGACGAGGAAGACGATGGGATCGATCAGCTTGCTCCCGAGGTCGGTCCTCGTCTTATGCCGTCGGTGAAGGATGACCTGAACGCCAGCGTCTCCATCATCGGCAACACCTTCATCCGCATCAAGGTGAAGAAGGAAAAGGTCGACGGGAAGAACGTCACGACCGTCAAGAAGCTTTACTGCTTGCGTGTAGGTCCGAACGAGATCTATACGACCAAGATCCGGAAGCCGAAAAGGATCACGGCTCCTGATTATATTACTGATCCGACCTTCGACAAGATTATGGCAATCGTGAAAGGAAAGAAATAATGGCACGTCGCAAAGCTGCAGCGGGCACTGTTCGCGTCAACTTCAAGGACGTCGAGTCCAGGAAGACGCCGGCCGAAGGCGATTACATCGTCGAGGTTCTCGAGGCCACTTCCGAGAAGGGTCCGTCGGGTGACATGATCAAGTTCACCCTCGAAGTCGCCAAGGGTGAGTTCAAGGGCAGCAAACTCTGGTTCTATTGCCCGCTCGCCGAGAACAGCCTGTGGAAGCTGCATGGTTTCCTCGAAGCGCTGGGCGAGGACGTTCCTTCGGACGAGATGGACCTCGACCTGTCCGAGCTCGTCGGCAAGCAGTGCGTCGGTATCCTGACGCATGAGACCTACAAGGGTCGCAAGCAGGCCAAGATGACCGACTTCGACTCGGTCGACAACTATTCCGGCAAGGATGGTGACGACGACAAGAAATCGAAGAAGGATAAGAAGGGCAAGAAGGACAAGGACTCCGGCAAGGAGGAGAAGTCCGAGAAGGGCTCGAAGAAGGACAAGGAGAAGAAGTCCGACAAGAAGGACGACGCCAAGTCCGACAAGAAGTCCGACGACAAAAAGGGCAAGGACGGGAAGAAGGACAAGAAGGAGAAGGTCAAGGCCATCTACGACTCGTCCGACATCGAGGATCTCGACGAGAAGAAGCTGCAGAAGATCATCGACAAGCACGACCTGGACGTCGACCTCGACGACTTCAAGAAGCTGCCGAAGAAGGTCTCCGCGGTGACCGACGCGCTCGAGGCCGCCGGCCTGCTCAAGGACTGATGGAACGCCGCTGTCATTCAGCGGTTGCTCTATTGAACGAAGGAGGCGGCATCTTCGGGTGTCGCCTCTTTTACTAGGAGAAAACTATGCCCGGTATTTACATCGCGTCGAAAGCTATCCACAGGCCGAAGTGGCGCGAGCTCCGCGACAACTACGAGGTGCCGATCATCAGTCGCTGGATCGATGTCGAAGACGGCTTGCCCGACTCGGCGATCGACTTCGACGAGCTGTGGGATAACTGCCTCGAGGACGTTGCTCGATGCGACGTGCTGATTGCTGTCGCTCAGCCCGACGAACGCCTCAAGGGCGTGATCCTGGAAATCGGTGCAGCGTTGAGTGCCGGTAAGCGTGTGTTGCTCTACGGCGACCCAGGACGTGACAACGGCACATGGCCGCAGTACCGCCATATCGAGCGTCGCATGATCAGCGCCAACGTTGACGACATCTTCACACACCTTCAAGGGGTGCGCGTCATTGGCTAAGAAAGCTGAGTCCCGCCGGCAGAAGAAAATACAGACAGACTTGAAGAAGGCTGTTGGTGGGAAGTGGTGGAAGGTTCACGGATCCATGTTCCAAGAGAGCGGGATGCCTGATATAGATGGAGTCGTCGATGGCATCCCGTTCAAGTTCGAAGTCAAAGAACCTTGGGAAGGAGAACCTTCTCCTATCCAGCTTGACTGCCTCGAAGAATGGCGCAATGAAGGATGCATCGCCTGTATCGTGGAAACGTCTGCGCAAGCAATATCCCTGGTTAAAGCAGCTCAAGAAGGTACAGCGCAGGGGCGTCGAGGCCGCAAGCTCTATAAGTGGATTTGCCGCACTCTTCGAGCAGCGCACGGGAAAGACATGGGTTACGGTCGCGCTCCTCTGCGTTCTAAGAAAAAGCCTCCACGACGTTCTGCTCGTTGGGCCACTGACCAACTTAGAAAGTACCTGGGAAAAGACTATACTGGAAAAGGCACCCTGGTTCTCGGTGCACCGTAACCTGGAAGAGTATGACAAAGCAAAGAAAGCCGATCCCACAGCTCACAGGATACTGCTGCTCAATCCCGAACAAGTCACCCCGATCCGCGCCAAGCTGCAGCGACGCAAGTGGGACTTGTTTGTGTGGGATGAAGCACAACGACTGAAGAACCGTAACTCGCGATCGTCTAAGGACGCGCACATGATCGCTAAGTCTGCCGCACGTCGCCTGGCGCTCACCGGTACACCCATGGACCTCGACCCGAAGGACCTGTGGGCAATCATGCGCTTTGTCGATCGCAGTGTGCTCGGTGACGTCTGGAAAGACTTTGGTGACTACTTCCTCGAGGAACCCAAGCTCAACGTCAAGAAGCTCGGTGCTATTGCTCGACAGAAAGAGATGCTGCGGTATCAAATCGCCAAGCGTAAGTCGCCGATGAAGGCTGAGCTCATGCAAGAGTTCGCCGACCTGATCGCACCGAACGTCGGTCGTATCACGAAAGAAGACGTCGGCATCACTCGAGCTAACACGCATGACATCTTGATCGACTTGTCTGAGCGCGAAGATCGTAACTATCGCAAGCTCGAGAAAACGATGATCCACAAATACCGAGGCGTTAAAGTAAAGACGCCACTGAAGATCACAAAGATCGGAAAGCTTCAACAGATGACAGGCGGGTTCATCAAGGACGAGGACGGTGAAGTCCACAGGATCGGGCAAACCAAGCGCCGCGCGTTTCGACGCTTGATCGAGAAGCATGCTAAGAAAGGTGAGCCGATCGCGGTGTTCTGTAAGTTTACTCATGAAGTACACATGCTCGCCGAACTGCTCGAGAACATGGGCTATCCGCGCGTATCACGTTTGTGGGGTAAGGTGAAGGATGCGAAGAACGACAAGAAACGAACTAATATGCTTCTCGCATTTCAGCGCGGTGAGATCGATGCGATGGTTTGCCAGCAACGAACCGGCGGCGTCGGCGTCGACTTGTATCGTGCGCGTAAGTTCTTCGTCTACTCGATGGGACATTCCTTTATCGACTTCGATCAGATGCTAAGTCGTGGGGATTACATGGAACAAACTGAGTCAGCTGATTTTTTCTTCCTGATGGTTCGCCGTTCTATTGACACGGACATCATTACCAGTGTAAGAAAGAAAAAGTCGATCACCGACACGTTCTATGGACGATTGCAGAAGGGATCATGAATATGGCGAAGGACAAGAAGGCCGACAAAAAGGCCAAGGACACCGAGACGAAGACCAAGACCGAGAAGGTCGCGGCACCCGAGTTCAAGTTCGGCGTGAGCGACGTCGCCGAGAAGCTCGACCTGAAGGAAGCCTCGGTCCGCGTGCAGCTGCGCAACAAGGGCGTGCCGAAGGCCGGCAAGAGCTACGGCTGGAACACCAAGGCCGAACTGGACGAAGTGATCGCCCAGCTCAAGTCGACCGACGAGAAGCCCGCCAAGACCGGCAAGGCCAAGAAGGGCGCGAAGGACGAAGCGCCGGCCGCCGACGAGAAGACCGAGAAGAAGGCCAAGAAGGACAAGAAGTCCAAGAAGTAACGCCTGGCGTTACGACCCAACAGAGCGCTCGGTGCCATCGTGCACCGGGCGCTTTTTGGTAGCTGCGCTAGGTCGAGCGCATACATCCCTAGCGCATCGTGATCGACACGCCTCAGCGCTGCTCAGCGCGCGCAGGATCACGCCATAACGCCGGTGACATCGAGCGTTGATGGGTACCCGTTGACCAAAAGCATGAATGGGAAGTATATTGTGCCATGGGAGGCCCGCGTACCATGGCAACAGAAATATCTCGTGAACAAGAGTTGGAAGAGGAGAATGAACTCCTACGCCAACAACTCGAAGCCGTGATGGGGTCGAGCAAGGAATTGGGGGTCATCATGTCGTTGGGGTTCGGCATGACGGATCGTATGGCAAGGATACTGTTCGTCCTCGTCAAGCGTGCGCCCGCGGTGGTGTCACGTTCAACCTTCCACACACTCATCTATGGAGCTCGTGATGACGGCGGACCAGAACCCAAGATCTTTGATGTCCACATTGGCAGACTACGCGCATGGCTTAAAAGAGTCAATGCTCCTGTGGGTGTTGGGATCGACACGATCTGGAACGCAGGATATCGAGCCAACCCGATCCTCGCAACTTGGATCAACAACCTCTATGCCGAACGCATTAAAGGAGATTGAAGATGCCGGCTTTCATGTTGAAGGAACTGTTCTCGATCTTCGGACTGAAGATCAGTGGGAAGGTATTACTATATCTGTTCCTTGGGATAGCATTGATCCTTGGGTGCTGGCTTGGTTACAAGAAGATCAGAGAGCCATACGACCAGTTAGCTACTGCCCAGAAACAAATAGCCTCCTTGTCGAAAGACAAGCAGACATTGACCCAGCAGAAATCCGAGCTCGAGCAAATCAATTCTTCGAACGCTCAAAGCTATCAAGTTCAGATCGATCAGCTGAAGGCGAGTCAAGCGATCGCTCAGAACGAAGCAACAGCAACCAAGACTCGTGACACCAAAAGCAAGGAGGTTCGTGATGCAATCAATTCTTCTCCGGCCGACGGTAAGCCTGTGTCTCCTGTCATCATTGACACTGCTAACCGCCTGTGGAACACAACAGCCGGTAACAGTCAGTGACGTCGTGGTTCATCAGAACTATACGGTCGCGACGCCCGACCCGTCTCTTCGGACTTGCAAAGGTCGTCCACAGCCTCGTGCGCTCGACTCCGACAAGGCGGTGTCCACATTGCTCGCCGACGCCTTCGACTACGGCGACGACTGCAGCAGCAAACTCAGCTCGACGTGGAAGTCGATCGACGACGCCAAGGCGCGCGCCGACACGTTGAACGCACAGCAACAGGCGCAACCGAAATGAACTCGCCCTATGACGTCCTAGGCGTGCGTCGCAACGCCTCGACAAAGGACATCAAAGCGGCATATCGTCGTCAGTCGCGTACTGCGCATCCTGACAGTCCCACAGGCTCGGATGAGTCGTGGCTTAAACTGCAGGATGCGTATGAGCTGCTGATCGACAAGGAACGCCGAGCTGAGTATGACAAGACGGGTAAAACCGAGAAGTCGTCAGCTACGGCGGAGAAGGTCGCCGAATTCATCAAAGGCGAGATGCGTGCGCTGATCCATGACCATGTCAAGAAGTTTGGCAAGCGTGTCTTCGATAACGATCTCGTCTGGCAGGACATCAAGACGAAGGTGATCCATGATATCGGCGACAGCATCGCTGCTTTGACTGTGGAGCTCGATGAAGTTCGACAGGATCGTCAGCGTGCGACGTGGCTGAAGGAACGGTTTATTACCACAGATGAGTTCGATCCTGTCGGCGAACTATGCACGGAAGAGATCAACACCGCAGACTCAAAAGCTCGACGGATCGAACAATCCATCGAGTTGGCTAAGGCTGCGGTAAAGGTATTGTCCTCGTACAAGTATAAGGTCGGACCCGCAGCGGAGGGACAAAACACCGCGGACCCGACCAACCACCCTCGTCGGGCGGATGCTTTCGCTAAGCGCCTTGGCCAGGCTCTTTCTTCTCCGGGCCGGCTAGCGTATCAGAATTCGGAACAGTAGGAACAGTAGGAACGGAAACAACACCGGCGGGGGTCGTGACTGTAGTCTTGTCCTGTTGGACGTCAACATGAACTCCGTCGGTTCCCGCTGATCCCCGTATCGAGATGCCCCAGTTTACCACCATCATCCCTATGATGACCATTCCTATGATCGCCATCAAGCCGATGTTGACATGATCACGTAGGGATAGGTTCTTCAGCAATCCGGTATAACAGATCGACATGTTCTTTGCGGGACACCACTTCTCGGGCGGCTCGAGCAGGGACAGCTGCCAGATTAGAACGCCGAGGATCGTCAGCGCCATGAGGTAGAAGAACGCGTTGCGCCAGAAGCCGACGCTCATTGTGGGAATCTTCATGATCAACCTCTCCACTTCTCGCCAAGCGGCACCAGGTCCTTGACGTGCTGATATGCCTCAAGCCTTGTGACCTGACCATCCTTGTTAAAGTCAAGACCTCGGTTCTGCAAGTAGGCTGTGGGCATCGTCGCCTTGTCGAAGATCACCGAGGCGTCATCCTTACCGATCGCAGCCGGCCACAGGATCGACATGTAGACATCGCCGAGGTTGTGTAGTCGTCCTTTGTACGGTGAGAAGTACTTCCAAACATAGTTCAGCTGCTGCACAGCGGTCATATGGGCGAGCGCGTCGGTAGTCGTGTGCAACTGCCCGGCGGTCGTTGGCATGAACTGAATAAGGCCCGTAGCGCCCGAGCCTGCGGCGTTCTTCACCGACGGGCTGAACGTCTGCCCCGACTCGAACGCCATGCAGTTCATCTGATCGTCGGCAGGAATGCCGAGGTCCTGTTCGATCCACAGGACCGACGCCTTGAAATCAGCGCCGACCTTCTTGCCCCATGCGATAGTACGATCTGTCATAATCATTCTCCTTAGATTGCTCCGGTCTTCTTTGTCTTAACTTGTGCGTTACTTGTCCAAGACCCTATTGTAATAGTGGTCAAGACGGTAAAGGTCACGCCATCGTCAGAATAGGAAAGATCGAACGACGTCGGACCGCGCTGTGAGCTTGTCGCATTCTCACCAGTGATGATAATTTCTCTTGCGTAGATTGGTGCGGCATACTGGAATACCGCTTCGTTGACGTGCCCGGTTACAGCGCTATCAAAAGCTACGATCGTATTGATGTTTCCATCATAGAGCTGGTCCGCACCGTCTCCTCCGTAAGTCGCGGTATTTGTGGATGCTATGGGTATCTCATCCGCGCCGCCTATTGTCTGATGGATGTAAAACTCAGAGAAGCAGCAGTACTGGTTACCATTCGCGGCGTTCAGTCCTGTTCCACTCAATTTCCAATATGGGTGTGCTGTGGCGGGAATAACGGGTGCGTCAACCAGTGTGAGAATATAGATACAAGGCACGGTTCTAGAGTTACCATCGCCATTCGTCCAGGCACTGCACTGTAGCACGTCGCCTGCCTGACCGACCACATAGGGGATGCTGAAGACATCATTCGCGCCATCGCCAAGCATCCAGCCGCCGGCCCATGCTCCACCCCAACGACCACCTATTGGATTGAATGATTCTCCTGACGTAAGATTGTTAAGCCTGTGCTGGTAATGTCCTGTATCATTCTTAAGGTTGTCGCTGTAGAATGCCCTTGACAACACAGCGTTCTTACCAGCGGGGACGGTAAACGTTTCTGTGGCTGATACGGGTGAACCGCTAGTCGTATAAAGAAGATAAGCCAACGCTGCCGAGGAACCCACGGTAGCTGTCACGTCAACCGTCGCACCGCCCGCGCCGTAGTTAGTGGAAGATACTTCGGCGATGGCAAGTGCGATCGCGTCATCTATACTGCCACCACCACCGCCACCTGAACCTCCGACCTCTACCTGTTCTACCATGAATGCCAAATACGTCCACGTCACACCACTTGCGGCTAAGGCATCGTTGTATAGAAGCTCAAGCGTATGAGCGCCAGCGGTAATAGGTTCAATAATGAATGCAGATGACGATTGCCACGAGTTTTCATTCTGTGGAATAGTGTAGTAGTTCGTGTCGCCGGTGTTACCTAAATTAGAGCCATCAAGGTTCACCGATATCCGCTTCTGCCCCGAAGCAACGGTAGCGAGAACGGACCACGAAACTTTAATAAATCCAGCCTTGGCAGTGAAGTTAATCGACATCCCTGTTATTGGAAGGGCCGATCCTGTGTTAGAAGGCTGTACAACATCGTCGTCACTATAGGCGTAACCCAACAGATTACCACCACCTCCGCCGCCTCCGCCACCCGTGATGTCAATGATCGCCTCACCCGATCCGCCGTCCGTAACGGTAACGCCTGATCCGGTAAAGTTCAGCTTCGAGGCAACCGCAACAACGGACACACCTTCGCTGTCAACTTCGACAGATCCACCACCGCCTCCGCCGCCAGCTTCGGTCGTCAGATAGATCGGCCCGACCTCGGGACTTTCACCCGCAGTATTATACGCGGTCAGCCAGTACGTGTATTCTTGCGAAGGAATAAGACCACTGCGGGTAAAGGACGTGAGGTCTGTGGTTCCCACAGGCACGCCATCGCTGAAGGTCGACGAGTGACCTTCGAACTCATAGACCTTGTATCCTTGATGCATCGCACCCGCAGCTGCAGCAGTCCAGTGCATCGCGTTGGACAACGTTCCGCCTGTGCCGGCAAAGGCAGTCGGCGAGTCGGGCTTGCTCGTCGCACTGATCGTCCCGGTGGACACGACAGCAGACTCGACCCAATCACTGGGTTGACCGTTGACCGATCCTGACACCGCACGAGTGCGAACCTTGTAGTTGGTTGAAGGCATCGCATTAGAGAACGTTGTCTTGGTCGACCCCGCACTGATCGACGGAACGTCCGTCCAGGTCGCACCGCCGTCACTCGTTTCCTGAACGTCGTAGTGATCAAGGTAGGGACCAGCGCTCGGGCCAACAACCACAGTGCCCGTGATCGTCGTACCCGTCGGGTCAAGCGCAAAGCTCAACGTCGTAGATGTAGGCGGCGCAATCTCAAACCCAAGCCCTGTGGGAGTGTAAGTGTAGGTCACGCACTCGGACAAGTCTTCGGTCGCGTTCTGCCAGATATTGAACGACTGGAACTTGAAGTACAGCTCTTGTCCGATATACTCTTCAGGTAGCTGATACTTGAAGATGCTGTCGTCGAGACGTGCGAACGGCTTACCCACAGCATGAGCACCGTGAGGCGACTGATACAGACCGCGCCACAAAGGCGTAAGGTCATACTCGTTCGCTGAGGTTAGCGTCGCGTTCTGGAACGATAGGAACTCGCCATCGAGGTAGCATAGCGTGATGCCCGATGCTGCGTCATCCGCGCTAACGCTCATGAGGTCTGACTGATCGGACATGCTCATGTCCACGCTCAGCGTCGAGGTGTCCGGGTTCGCTGCAGCAAACGCGCTCAATGCAGACGTCGTTTTACCAAGACGTGCCGGCGAGTCAAGCTCACCGACAGCACTGAAGGTTACGTTGTCCGTCGAGATGTAGACGTAACAGCCACCCCAATAAGGATTAGCAGTTGTTCCATCACCTCCCGATACAGCAGCCCACACTTGCGGAGTGCCGTTCGATAGATTGGCCGGCACGTCGAAGATCAGCGGCGGATTAACCGGGCCAGGAGGCGCGCCCGACTGCTGACTGCCGCCTGAGTAGGTCGGCGGTGCAAAGCCGACAAGGTTGCTCGACACGGATGCCTTGACTTCATCGGCCGTGAACTTCAGGTCGCCATCGTCATCTTCCTCGATGTCGGTCACCTGAACCAAGATCGATCCAAGTTTCTTGTCGATCAGGAGCATCAGGTCCATCGGCTCATATATGATGAACTGGGACGGCAGCGAGAACTGATAGCTGTTGCGGATGTACGCCTGACGCTGACCCATGATCGCGACGATCTTGGTCGCCATGTCAGTACGGGTGATGATCTTCGTAGCATCAAACGAAGAAGCGGGCCGCAGCCCGAACTGATCGATCAATCCTTGATCACGCCAGTCCACAGGCGCGGAATTGTAATCGTTGTCTCTATTAGCCAACGTCAAGGTCAGTTGGTTGTTTGCGTCCGCGGGGTCGCTACGTTCGACTTGAACCGGGTCTTCCTTGTCCGACACAAACCAGCTGTCATCCACTGTGACAAGTGCGTTCTGGATCGGACGATACTTATATCCGTTTCCGTCTATGTTCGATAGGTCATAAGGAATAAGCTTGACCGAGTACCCTGTCCACACAACCGCGGTGTTCAGCACCTGCGTCCAATTATCAAGAATGTCGGACGCTGCGGTCTGATCCGAAATGATCGGCGAGATCGAGAATGACATCGCCGCGCAGTAGGTCTCGAACGATGCGTCGCCTGTGGTCGTTCCCGTCTGTGAATAGATCGACGTGTAGTCGAGATAGCTATTATCGAACCCGACGCCAAAGCTCGAGTACGTCAGGAACTCATCGACCACGACTGCTGGGTTCGCATCATCACTGCCGTCCTTTGCCGTCTTGTACTGACGAGCTAGAACCTCGAATGAGTGGTTGGGCAGCGAAGCCGACGATCCTAGATCGTAGTTAGCGATTGCAAGATACGCGACACCCGGATAAGTGCGATACTGATCGGGATGCTTTGAGTGAAGATAACCCCAACCTGCTTGAGGCATCGTTCCCTTGAACAGTGAGAAACCCATTGCTTGATAGGTCGTGTTACTGTCGTTGTCACGATAGACAGTGCGGACATCATGGATGCCGTCGTTGCCGCCGTCGCACAGCGCCATGATAACCGACGCGCTGTAAGTGTAGGTCGTTGCCGATCCGCCACCTTTACCAGCTTTCTGTTTCTTCTTGTGCGACTTGAAGTCACCATACCAGATCAGGTTAGGCGCAACGCGATTGGCACCCCACATAATGTAGAGTGCCTGCGTCGAGGACGCCGTCTGCATCTGAAGCCCGGTGTACTGTGGCTTGACCTTTTTGCCGCCACCACCAAAGAAGAAACTCATTGCGTGTACCCCTCGAACGTATAGACTCGCGCAGGCCTAGCGGACATCGGCGTATTGCGGATGTCGACTTCCTCGACGATACCGGCTGGCAGGTATGAGTGGATCATGAAAGGCCATTGCGTTATGATACCACCGTGACTGAACGTGCGACCGACGCGAAACACTATAACTTCGCCGGCTGGGAGCGCGTAGGACGCGTCGGCGATCAATCGCGCATCGATGCTGCGCTCGGTTGTGTCAGCACGCCTCAGGACTTTCTCGACAGTGGCAATATACTTGTCATCGTCTCGATGCAAATGCCAGTCATGCGTATAGAAGTCAGGTGCTGGCGAAGAGCTGATCGCACCCGCTTCCTCGAACGCCGCTACGATAAGCTGACCGCAGTCTACGCCAGCGCCTTTGACGCGTGCCATGTGATGGTATGGAGTACCGAGCCAGCTGCGTGCGGCTTCGATGACATCATCCTGCAGCATTAGTATGCGGTCTCCGACTTCGGCACGAACTCGAAAGCCTGGCGCCTTGCGTTATTGTTGAAGCGGGTGCATCGATCTTCGGTTCGATCGCAGCCAGGGTAGATCGTGAAGTTCGATCCCGCAGCGGGTTCAAAGTCGAGCGGGTTGACTAGCTGAATGGTCGTGCCAACGATCTGCTTGATCGTGCGGATTTGCGTCACTGCTTCGGCGTCAACAATATGGATCACGCCGAGCTTGAAGTCATCAGTCACCGCAGACCACTCAAGGGTGTCAAACGTCGAACCCGCATCGAGTACGCTATTGACTGCAAAGGCTGCGCGATCGAGTCCACAGTCAGGATCGAACACGGTCCACTGACACGAACCGCCGAAGATCTTGCGCGGCATATCGATGTCGGCGAGGACAAGCTCGGACTTGACTTTGATCTGCGCACTTGACCTTCCCACAGCTGATGCGGTGCTGATCTTGCCGACGAACAAGGGAAAGCCGCCGACCCAAGGAGTGTTCGATCCTTGACGGATATAGCGATCACGTCGAATGGTCGAACCGTCTAGACGTCCGCGGATGATCGATGCGCCCATAGGTTGACCGAGATAGTTGACCGTCTCGTCCCAATCCCACTGCATCGTCTGCTCATCGACTGTCACGCCGACGCTGACCTTGCTCTGAATACCAGAAACCTTCACGCCTTTCGACGTGAAGACCTGAGTGACCGTGCTTGTGGGATCGGTGAGCGGTACGACTTCCATGTCTCGTTGAACGGTGGAATACCGCAGAACAGTCCCATCCTTTGAGATGATCGTGTAACAGTCGGCATAGGCGTATGCTCGAGACATCAAGATACTGAGCATGTTTTCCCGGGTAAATCCGGGCATCGGGTATAGCGGACGCATTATAGAGTACTCCTCAACGAGATCGCTTGCAGCTCCCAGAGGCGGTCCATGAACTGATCGAAGTCAGCCTGATCGTCCATGAACCGAACCGTGAAGTAGAACGAATACGTCCCCGTTACCACAGCACCCGCGGGAGGAGCCACTGCGAGTACCAGGGTGTTTGGCATACTAATGCTATACTCGGCAGGGGTCAACAAATCAGATTGATAGTGAATGGTCATAGCTTGGCCATCACGAGCGACGTTGAAGCCGAGTGTTGCAGTACCTGCATTGAAGGTATACTGGTTGGCGGTGGGTGCTGCGTCGACTTTCACCATAGTTATGCCGTCGCCGGATACCACAGACGCGATCGCTGCGTCATGCGGATAAGCCAGGGTGATCGCTTCAGCGTTGACGTTCTTTGTCTCCGTCAGCTCGATGAAGAACTGTGCGGTCGTCGGCTCGATCTGACCGATCGGCGTGCGGGCGTGATTGAACAGAGTCACCAATGGCGCTTCGACCGTGTTGCCGTCGCCGGTCAGCAGAAGGATATCCGACACGCTATTGCAATCGGGCATGGTGAAAAGGAAGTTATCGAACGAGCCCTTGCGATCGAGGAAGAAGCCTACGATTTTCTCGAGGTCGGTGACGCCCACTTCTTTCTTGTTCGGTAGATAGTCATAGATCAGATCGAAGTCCCAGACAGGATCGTCCCAGAACATCGTCCGAGTTTCTTTACCGCTCGTATGAACTGCAACCTTCGTCGAGAACGAAGGCTTCATATGGATTTCCCAGCTCAGGCCGGGAAGCGCGGGGAAGATCTCGGTGCTCATGGTTGGCTCCACAGTTCGGATGGCGTATTGGGTAATGATGATCGGACAACGAAACTCAGGAAGGCGAAGCTGAAACTCCGCGTCCTGAGCATGGATAACAGACGAACGTAGGTTTGGCGGCGGGTCTTGAAACTTCGCTTGCTGCAGGTGGAACACCGATGACCGGATGTTGGTAACCGGCGGAAATGCTCCGTAGCTCAGTGTGAGCGATGATACCTTTAAGCTCGGCATCACTCACTCCGAGCAAGCAGCGGACCCATCTGAAGGTTCTCATTCAGATCGGACTCTGTCCATGCAACGTTAGTATGGGGGTTCAAATCCCAGTAGTCGTTCTGCGCACGATAGTTCAAGCTGTTCAGGCCGCGTTCCATACCGTCGTAGTTTACGCCGCTGACGTTGAGTCGGTTCTTTGCCCATAGCTGTACGCCATCGTCCTGAGTGTAGAAACCCTTGACGCCGACGGCGAAGATCTGTCGAGCTGCGACCGAAGGCGCAGGATGATACAAGTCGTACTCACCGACTGTGGGAGTGAAGTTATAGACGGTGTTGTTGAGCGAGACGTTAATTGCTGCCTGCCAATTCTGATCAGTACTCGGCTCAGGCGTCAAGCCAATGTGATCGCCGTTCGAGACAGCGAGCTGAGGTAGAACGCGAACGTTACCCCAATAGTCGATGCCATCTACACCGCCATCAAGAATGTAGACGTCATCGGTATCGATCAGCGACTGGTTGCCGCCGAAGGCGTTGCTGAAGAACTGCATTGAGTCGAAGGTAGTCATCGGACCGGGATTGTCATCCGAGAAGATGATGTCACCATTCAACAGTACCTCGAACTTATCCTCGAGACACTTAACCGACATGTAGAACCAGGTGTTCTGTAACACAGCATAGGTTACCGAAGTGTAGGTCTTGTTCGGTGTGGTCGCCGTGACAATGCCGAACTGGCTGAACGAGATAAGAACGGGCTGATGTCCTAAAGCGGCATCATAAAGGCCAAGGCCACAAGACAAGCCATTCCTATCGATCTTCATTCTACCGCGAAAGCCGAAGATGGCACCGTGTGAGTATTGCTTACCCACAGTACGATACGCCGAACCCGAGCCGACGCCACCGAGATCGCCGTACCTCATCGCCAATCCACCGAACGCGCCTGGGATCAGCGTCATGGCCAGTGAACCCACCCAACCGTCCGCAGTGATGAACCCGTTAAAGTTCGTCGTGCCCGCGAGGTAGTCCCAACCTTCGAGAAGGATTGTCGAACCGGGAACCGTCATTTCTTCGTCACTCCTGCGAGGGCACCGTTACGAACCTGAGTCTTGAACCACTTACGCAACGTGCCGCCGTCTTTGCGAAGGAGCTCGTCAAACCCAGCTCCCATGTTCGTGTGGTTCGGCTGATAGTTGAAAGTTGCCGATCCGCCGCCGTTGCCATGCGTTGCTGCACGAGCATCAGCTCCTGACATCGCTGCACCGCCGATCAGGTTCGCGCTGCCCGGGACCGATGCACCACGTAAGCTGTCACGTAGAGGCTGCGCGATCCAAGCCGGAAGGATCATCTCCTTCTTGTGGACCATTGCCAGCTGATCGCCGGGCACTTCACCCATACCGCCCTTCGCCGAGATAAGCGTCGCAAATCCCATGACAGCAGCGAGCGCTAGGGCAGCAGCCACAGGCGCAGCAACCGGTCCGATGAAGGGAATGACGACGGTCGACGAGTACGCACCTGCTGCCGACGTTGCAGCGCGTTGTCCCAGCTCTGCCGTTGCACCCGCTGCACCGACTGCGGTCTGTGTCGTCGTTGCCGCAGCTTTCGTCGTTGTCTGCGCTGCGTCACTGGCTGCCGACGCTGCGGTCATCGCTGCCTCGTTTCCTGCGTGCGTCGCGACCTTCGTTGCGCCGAGTGCAGTGTCTGATGCCACAGCTCCAGCGTTGGCTGCCTTGCGCAGATTGATATGCAGCAACGACGCGGCGGTCTTTGCCGTTTCAGTCGCTAGCCAATTCGACAGCATCTTGAACCCGGCCTCGACGTAAGAGTAGACGAGGTTATCAGCAAGCGAGATCATGTCCGACCCGAACTTGTGCTGATGCGTCCAGATATCTTGGAACGCGGTGTTCATCGAGTTGGTGATGCTGTCTGCACCGATCGCGGTCACGCCGCGGATATTGTTCCACAGCTCAACCTGGTATCCGGCGCGTGTCTTGGCCAGCGTTGCCTCACGCTCGGCAATAGCGTCGTCATGTCCGAGCGTCAAGACTTGGATTTGATCTTCTATCGCAGCTGCCTGCTTCGCATACTGATCACCGAATGCCTTGTACGCCTCAAGCTGCTTATTGAGCGACTCGAGTTGAAGGTGATAGATCGTGTCCTGTGTATCAGCTTCGATCTGAAGCTTCATTTCAGCAAGCTTCTGCGTCGCAGCGATTGCCTGCAACGGACTGATCGTTCCCTCGGTTTTCTGCTGATCGACACTTGTCTGCGCAATGTCGACTCCAGTCTCTTGCTGGTTTTTTAGCGACTCGGCGTGGTTCTGCTGATCCTTTAGGGTTGCCTGGTAGTGTGCCTGGTCAATCTCGAGCAGTATTTGATCATGCTTCTGTTGCATCTTCTCGAGTTCGCGCTGTGCATCGATGACCTGCTTTGACTGCTCGCCGTAGAATGCGGTAAGCGACGCGATCTTCTTATTTTGCCATTCAACTTGGATCGCGAACGATTGCTGGTTATTCTGGATTTGATAGGTGTCTTCAGCAACCGCAGAATTGATTGCGTCCTGTGCTTCCTTCTTTGCTTCGGCTGCAGCCTCGCGTGCTTCCTTCCGCGCCTCGGCGTCAGCTTTCGCCGCAGCCTGCTTTGCTGCGCGTGCGTCGTCGACCGCCTTGACCATCGGACCGACAGACTTGGTGTAAGCCGCATTCGCCGTTGCGAGGTCAACGCCAGCAGCCTCAGATTTCTTCAACTCCATCGTCGCCTTGGCTGTGGTCATCTGCAGCTTTGCTTCTGCAATCTCCACAGGGTCGGTTGCGACGGACAGTTTCGCCATCGCCTGATAGTAACCATCGCCCAACTGCTCGGCGTCGGTCTTGACACCAATCAGTTTCTTCTGCAAATCGGTCAGAGGCTTACCAGCAACCTGTGCAGCAATTGCCTGCGTCTTGCGAAGCGTTGTATCGAGGTCGATGTAGCTGTCTTCTTTACCCTTCGACCTTTCACTCAAGGTCTTGAGCAGGTCATCGTTTAGCTGTCGAACTTGCGGGTTTGTCTTCGCCATGTTGTTAATGGCGCCGGTAAACTGATTAAGTCCAATCGTTCCCGCAGCAAACAGTGAGTTCAGCTTTTCGATCTTGGCTGCAGTTGTCGGGTCAGTGATCTGTGCAGGAACGTTGTATCCCGTTCCCATACCGGTCGAGACGTATTGACCTTGCGTGGCTGCCTGCGCCATGTTCCGAGCGGTTGCACCACCCTTGTCAACTTTCTTCTGAAGGTCGCCAGCAGCCTGGTCCGCGTTCTTCGCCAAAGCACGAAGCTGTAGCGCGGTTGTCTGCGCATTGATCGACCCGGTAGTTGAGTCCACAGCTGTCTTGAAGTCGTTCTCCGCCGCCTTCGCTTCTTCGAGTGCGTCGCGCACGTCAAACAGCTTGGGAATAAGCATCCCGAGCACGAGTGCAGCGCCAAGGATTGCGGCGCCCCATGGTCCTGCCATGAACGAAGCGACCTCGCCTACAACGCCGCCGTAGTTCGACATCGCCGCCGCAGTCTGTCCGCCCTGCTGTGCAAGAATGACCAGCGGATTGATACCGGACGCGAGGGATGCGGTGACATCCTGTGCCTGATAACCCAGATTGATGTAAGCCTGGTTCATACGACCAAGCCCACGGGTATTGATGTCAGCCTGTGCCTGCGCAAGCTTTTGGATCTGCGTCCATTCACCCGTCTGCAGTTTGTTCTGCATCAGGAGTGCGGTGGCCGCCTGCATTGTCGAGTTGTAACGAGCCTGTGATGCGTAAGCGGGATCGATCGCGCCACGCAACTGGATGACAGCGTTATCGAGCTCACGCTCTGCGGCTGCCTGTTTCCTTGCAGCGTCAGCAGCGTCGTTGCTTGCCTTCAGTGAGGATGATGCAGCTTCACGCTTTGCAATGCCCGCCTGCTGTGCTGCGGCAGCGGCTTCCTTCGATGCAGCAACAGACTCAGCAGCTGCCGACTTGTCTGTGGCGACTGCGTCATTCGCCGCGGCCTTCGATGCGTTGGCTGCCTCGACTGCGGCGTTCGCTTTCTCGGCGGCAAGCGTCTTCGCAGCGGCTGCGACTGCGGCGTTGCCTTCGATCTGTGCCTGAGCTGCGTCAGCGGCAGCAGCCTTCGCCGCAGTAGCTGAAGCAATAGCCAATGCAGCTTGTGTTTGTGCGGTCTCCGTCGCAGCTGCAATGATTTGTGCCTTCTCCGCATTTGCTGCGGCAATCTTTTCAGCGGCAGCTGCTTGAGCTGCAGCACTGTTCGCCTGGACAGCGGCCGTTGCTTTCTCCAGCGCAGTGGCGGACATCTCGTTCGCCTGAGCGAGTTGCTGCGCCGACAGAATTCCCTGACGCCACAGCTCGAAGTTCTCGGTCAGTTCCTGGTTGTACTTGGCCTGCGCCGAGAACAGTGGATCGATCGACTGAGCGACTCGCTTGAACGCGGCGTCAAGGTTCTTCGAACTTGTGACAAGTCCATCGACCGCAGCCGTGCCGTCTTTACTTGCTGAAACAAACCCCGAGGCGTCACCCCCGAGGTTTAGACTTAGCGAGTCATTCTCGTCAGCCATTTATATCATCCCACCTGAGCCCTGGAACATGCGGACGAGGTCATTAAGGTCGCTACCGCCAGAAGAGGCTGCAGCGGGAGTTGTGGTCGAGTCATTGCTCGGCTTGGGGGGCATAGCGTGACGAGCGAAAGGGTTGCGACTGTCGATCGGTTTCGTCGATCCTGCTTTCTTGCCTTTAGCGCCGGGCTTCTTGATCAAGCCCATGTAGGCGGCGACAGCAATGTGGACCGGCGGGCCTTGACGATCCCACAGGTCCAGCATGACAGAGTACTTCCGATAGGACCAGCGTTTCCTTACGCGGTCCCAGCTGCCTCCTTCAACTCCAGCGGCAATGAGCTCTGCGACGACTCGGTCGACATTTCCGTCAAAAGGTTCTCTGTCAACTTTGGATCCACCAGCGGTGGACGCGGTTCCCCCTCGGCCGGCGACAGACCAGCCTCCTGAACCATCGTGATGACACAGAGCGTCACGAGTCCCATCTCGCTTGCCTTGAGCTTCCGCTTCATATACATCTGCACGAGGCGATGCACCTGTGGGTCACGCTCTTCGGTCGTGGAGATCATGTCGTTGGTAATGCCGTAGTCGGCTTCCTTGAAGGAGTCCATCTCCATCAGGCCAGCGGCGATAACGGCGACAGCTGCAGAGGCGCCTTTGATCGGGTCCTGCGATCCCATTGCGTCGACCATATAAGGCCACGCACGCTCAACAGCTACGAAGTTCATCTCGGGAACAGTGTGCTTGATCCCGTTCATCATCAGTTCAGCCATGGTAGTCCCTCCTTGGCGTTGAAAGTGTAACCCCCAGGCCGTCCGCTAAGAAACCTGGGGGCTACGTCGTTAGGCGCCGCCGCCGCCGACCGAGGTCGTGGTGATGCGCCCGATGCGGTTTGCGTCGTCCGCCTGCGCCATGCCCGACAGCTCGGCGATCAGATAGTCGTCCTGCTTCAGCGGCAGCGACAGCTTGTCCGACACGTTGCTGTAGAGGACGAGCGAGAACGCCTTACCCTCATAGACCTGCGACAGGATCAGGCGGAACTTCGGCGTGGTGCCGAGTAGCTGGTTGGTGATCTCCAGCGAACCGCCCGTGTCCGTCGACTCCCACATGTAGTTCAGCAGGACATGCTTGGTGGCATCCGCTGCGGCGAACGTGTAGGTGCCGGTTGCCGGGTCGATCATGTACTGACCCGTCGCCGGAGCAGCACTGACCTGCACGAGAGGCAGACCCGTATCGGACCAATAGACGCCGAGGTCGGCATAGAAGCCTTCCGCGTTCGCCGCGACGATCGTGTAGGGCCCAGCTGCTGCGGGGATCGTGCCCGCCTCGTTGAACACCTGGATCAGCTCGTCGCCGGTCTCGACTTCACCGCCGAAGAAGATCTGGTTGAAGGCGGTGATGTCGATATTGCCCGACGACGCCTTCCACTCGATCTTGGTCTTGCCGCGGGCCACGTCCAGCGCGAACTGGTACTGACCGTAGAGCTCCTTGATGTCACCGCTGAAGTCAACGCTGACGTCTTGCAATGCGCCGAAGCGCAGCGGGGCACCACCGCCTATGGGAGTCGCGAACAACTGCCCAGTGCCGAAGACATACTGACTCATGCCTCGATCTCCTTGAGGATCATTTCTTTCAGCACGGGCATCTTCGACTGAAACCAGTTGAAGGCTGCCGTGTTGCGAGCGAGCACGCTGTTGCGGACAACATTGTTCTCGAACGCGGCGAGCGCACGATCAAGGGCGGCACCGAAATCGGCGTCTTCCTTGACTTCCGCAGGACTCTCGTCCTTCGTGTCTGCGGGAAGCTGAGTCTGTTCTTCTTCGGTATTCATAACACCTCCATTATGGAACCAACAGTTTAATGGGAACGATTATCAAACCTTGCCCATCAATGTCACCCGGATCACGGATTGTTCGTCCTTGCATATAGCAGTGATGAACCAGGCCGTTAAGGGTATTCCGTTTCGGGAAACCCGGGTCGCTAGGACGCGGCGCCAGGATGTCGCGGCACGCCTTGATGATAAGGTTATTGGTAATCGTCGGCTCGAAGTCCGGGTCTTGAGCATCAGCGTGATAGATCACCCACTGTGCTTCGAGCGTCGTCTTGTACGGCATTCCCGTAACCTGCTCTTCGCCGGATGCGTGCTCGGCCTGACCGATCCACGGCTGCTGATCCTGTGGGACGTCGGAGAACAGCTTGATGCGACGCTTGACGCCTGACACCCAAGTACGCTGCTTGCCGCCCTGTGTCCAAGTGATATTGGGCATGAGCGCAGCCAGTGCAGCATAGATCGTTTCGTCGTCGGCACTCATCGACCGTTCCTCATGTGCTCACGGATACCTTGCACGATGCCCGTCTTGATGTCCCGTGACAGTTGTGGTCCCACAGAACTGAAGGCGTCCTTCATGTAACGGACACCGGGAATGTGCGCGCCCGGATGGAAGACATATTGAGCATATACCTTCTTGCCGTTCATCATGAAGCGCAGCACGGGTGAGTTCTTCGGACGGATCATGTGAGCGCTGATCGTACCGCCGATGTCTTGCAGACGCGAGTAAGGCACGCCTTCAATATAGACAGTACCTTCGACGCGATAACCCGCCTCACGCACATTCGACTTCAGGCCGGCGAGAAGCCGACCTGACTTAGTTTGCAGACGTGACTGGATGTTGTCTCGGACAAGTCCTTCGGCGACATCAGTCCATTGAGTTATCTTCTCATGAAGAATACGCTTGGCCGCATCAGGCAACTGCTCGAAGTTGAGCAGCGCGTTGCGTGCTCCTACGAGCTCGAAGTGATAGAAGTCAGCCATTACACGGGCACCACGTTGAGGTACGCCTGGAACTGAAGCTTCAGTGCATCGCTCATGCCCGATCGATCGAACGTCACAGTCTCCTGACCTGCGAGCGTCTTCGACAGAACGCCGATGCGATCCTTGCGCCGGAACGTTTCGCCGATCATCTCCAGGACAGCCTGCGACAGGTCCCAGGGCACGAATGAGTAGTCGACTAAGACAGTGACACCTACGTCGTCCTTGGCGAAGCCATAGACTCCCCATTCGTCAACGGTGTACTGGCCCGCTACCGGGTCATCGTCAACCTGGACGTAGGTGATACCACCGGCGGAGATAACGCCGAAGTTCTTGGTCCACTGTCCCTGATCATCGGGAGTGTAAGGCAGCGGATTGCCCTCGTCGTCTGCGGCGATCGTATACGAGGACGTTGCCTCATAACCCGCACGATACACGACCTGGCAGTAGGTGCCTTTATAGAAATAGTCCCCGACCAAGTTGATCGACTGTGGGCCGTCGCGGAAGTCGCTGACGAAGTAACCCGACCCGGGCATACCGGCGTTGCCCATCGCAGACGCGGTCTTGGCTGAACCGTTAACTCCCACAGACCTGATCGAGATCACTGGCCAGTTGCGCAGCAGCATGGTGTCTTTACCATTGCCGCGGAAGTTCTGCGTGAATTCCTGTGCAGCGAACCCGTCTCGATTGAGATAGGACAGGGCGAACTGAGAGGCCGAGTTAATGATCCGCAAAAGAACACTGTCACTAGCGGTGCTACCCGTAGTGTTCAGGTTCAGCCATTCCTTAACGGCGGCCAGAGTGATCAGCCTCTCAGTCATGGTTACGCCTTCTCGCCGACGATTTGGCGGGCCTGCTTGCGCAGTTCCTTCATCTTCGGCCTGCCGTCGACCGTGCCACCGCGCTCCTCGATGAACTCGACCAGATCGTCGCGATCCATGCCGTCAATGTCCTTGTCGAGCTCACGGTCATCCAGGTAGTCCTCGAAGCCGTGACGACGCAGCGTCTCGACGTGGTCCTGGATCGCGACCTTGATCACGCCGTCTTTGCCGACGTCATACGTGTGGCCGTGGATTTCCGCGGACGATACGCCGGCGGGTCCCTTCATCTTGGCTGGAGTGATGCTACCCATATTCTATTCCTTCTCAAACGGTTCACGGATTACTGAGTGGTTACGCCTTACTAAAAAAGTGGGAGACGCAGCGCACGCCTCCCACAGTTCCCATGGACGACGGCTTACGGGCCGACGTTGTTGATCACGCCCATCGAGGGCGGGAAGTAGTGCTGCAGCACCTCGTCGGCATAGACGCCGTACTCGTACTTACGAGTGCGGAGCGGCCATTCGATCTGGTAGTACTCCTGACGGGTACGGACCTGCATCACGTTGCCGATGCCCGAGACCGGATAAGGGATCGTGTTCGAGGTGAACAGGATCGTGCCCGCCGGCATGTTCGGGTGGAGACGGACCTTCAGCACGTTCGCGCCGCTCATGGAGAAGCGGTTCAGGTAGGTGGCGACCATCACACCACCCGCGATCATGCCTTGCTCCATATTCACAACGATGCGGTATGCACCGGTGGAATTGGAAGCGAGGATCTTCTGCGAGATGCTGAGTGCACCCTGCGAAGATACCCAGATCGTGTCCGGGGTCAGCTTGTAGTTGTCCCAGAACGACTTGAGCGCAACGTCGATCTCGACGATACCGCCCGCATTGTCGGTCGTGAGGGAGTCACCGTCGAGCGAGCGATAGTACGAGTTCGAACCCGCCTTCATCGCCTGGGTCAGCAGGCCGTCGAAGACGAGGTTGTTGGTCGAGCTATCGGCCGAGGGCAGCGACGCGGCGGTCTGCGTTCCCGCAGCGGCGGCGGTGATCGTCACGGCGTTGACCGTGGTGATCGCACCCAGGGTCTCTGCACCCGCAGCGCCCCAGTACCAAGCATAGGCGACAGCGCCCTTCTTGGCGGGAACGGTGTTGGTGATCGAACCCGTCGTGCCGGTCGTGGTCGCCGACGAAGCAACGGACTTCTGCGCGGAACCACCACCGAAGGTATCGGTCGAGGCGTCGGCATTGGTCCGCGTCACCTGCGTCGGGATACCCGCAGTCACCGAGGCGTTGAGGTAACCCTCAAGCGTCAGGGCGACGGCGATGACCGAGTAAGTCGCAGCGGCGAGCGATCCGCCGGTGGTCACGGCCACAGATGAAGGCGTGCCGGTGACGCCGAGTGCAACGGTGCCGTTGCCGCCGAGGAGAAGAATTTCCTCGCCGAGCATCAGCGCCTGCAGACCAACCTTGGCGGCGAGGGCACGGATGTCCTCGAAGCCCTGGCCGGCATACTGCGCCTCGAAGTCCACGTTGTCTTCGATACCGATGCCCTTGTACGCCGCAGCGTAGTCCTGCACGGTGATCGCCATGACAGCGCCGCGGTTACCGCCCGACACGCCGATACGGATACCGGACGTGTTGATACCGGTGACGGCCTTCCAGTTCGCCTGGATACCACCCTTGCCGGTCACGCGCGGAATCTCGTTGCGCAGCGGGGTGAGGATCGGGTAAAGGAACTTGGCACCCGCCTCGAGGTCATAGAACGTCAGGCCGGTGGTTGCCGAACCCGACTGCGAGAACGTCGACTTCTGCAGAGCCTCGGGCAGATTGGGCATGCCAATCGCGGGTGCATCGCCGAGCGCCTTCATCAGCGCGTCGAGCGAGGCCCCTGCAACGAGGTTCTGTTCCTGCTGTAGTACCTGCATATCAAACTCTCTTTCTATTGCAGTTCACGGTTAACGAAAACCATACCGTTCCCGGCATGGGCAGTAAAAGGCTTCCGTTCCCGGTCGCCTCGTTGCTCCTACTTGATCGCACCCATCTTCACACCGCCGGTGTTGTGAGAGGCTTTGATCATCATCTCTGCCATCTTGTCCGGACCATGCGTCTTCAACATGTCCTGCAAGACTGCCATCTTATCTTCCTCGCTGGTAGCAGCCTTTCCAAGGAACGTACCGTCGCCGGTCTTATCCACAGGGGAGGTACGAGGAGCGCGCGGCATCGGCTTATTCTCGATCGTTTCGACACGCTTGGTCAACGTCTCGACTGCGGCGACAGCGGTTTCGGCCACCTTCTTCAGCTCGGTGTTCTCAGCCTGAAGATCGGTGAAGCGCTTCTCGAGCGTCGGCGAGACGACTTCGACATCACCGCCCCATGCCTTCGCCAGGCCTTCCTTCACCTCATCGGCGTCGGCCTTGTGGGCATCGATCAGGTCCACGATATCCTGGGCATCTTGATCACCACCGTCTGCCTTTGCACAAGCATAGTAGTAATCATAGCATTCCACGATCGTATCGTCATCGATGCCGGACAAGATCTTGGTGATCTCGCTGTCGGCATACGTCTTGAACGACTCGGCCCAGGCGTTAAGCGACTCCTTCATCGCATCGGACTGATCCGTGCCGGCATCCGACTTGACCTGAGTGGTCAGGCCGGCCATGTCGGCGATCATACGAGCAAAACGGGAAACAGTATACATTCCCTTTTGCATCGCAGGCTTGCCCTCAGCATTAATGCCGGCCTCGATCGCTTCGACCGCCTTGGCGAGACGCGGCAGATCGTCCATGATGTCGGGCAGGTCTTCGGCACCGCCGTCGATTGCCTTCGCCAGACGAGCAGCAAGCTTCTCAGCGTCGGTCTTCGGCTCGACTTCAGCAGCAGCCTTGTTCAACTTCTCCTGATGTTTGTCGGCGGACGCCTTCTTCAGGAACGACTGACCGTCGGACGTGCACCACTTCTGAAGTACGCCCTGCGGCGTCACCTTCTCGGCGGTTTCGGAGGCAGCCTTGTCGGCATCCTCGTCAACAGGAGCGGCTTCACCTTCTTCCTTCGGGCGATCTCCATCCAGCGTCTCCAGCGGCTTGGGCTTCGGCATCTTCGGATCGACGGGGGCATCCTTCATCGCAGCGGACGTCGCGGTGATGCCCTTCTTCAGCGCCTCGGTCGCAGCCGGAATGAAGTCCATCCAGTCTTTCGACGCATCGCCTGCCGCCTTGCAAAGTTCCTCCGCCTTCGCCGCGATGTCCTTGTTGGACGGCTGAGCAGTCTTCTCGACAGCGGCCGGCTTCGGGTCACCGCCACCGTTGCCCACAGGCTCGGCGGGTTTGTCCTCGGGCTTCGGGTCCGTGTCGAGCTTTTCCTCGTCTGGCTTGGCCTCATCGATCTTCGCTGCGTCGATCGGTGCGTTGGCCTGCTGCTCGGTTTCGGCGGCGTCTGCCTCGGCCTTGCTGAACGCGGGCCACTTGTCGTCGTCGTTCTCGACCTTGAATTCGACTTCGACTTCGGAACCGTCAGCCTTCGCCAGAGCGAACGTCGCCGAAGGAACGCACGGATTGTCGACCAAGCTCACCTCGTTCGGCTTGGCGGTGAACTTCTTCACCTTCTCGCCGTCGATCGTGTCGGTCCAGCGCTTCTCATAATTGCCGCCCACACTGAAGCCGGTGTAGCAACCTTCGAGACACATGTTCCACTGCGAGTCGTCGACCACCTTAGCGCAAACCTCGATGGACTTCTCGTCGTCGTTGAATTCCATCTCGGTCACCTTGCCGGCGACGTTGAGGCTGTGCATGACGCGCAGGTTGCCTTTGCTCAGGCCGCCGCTCGCCGTGTGGATGTCGGTCGACCACTTCTCGAAGTGAGGCTTCGAGGACTCATAGTCCATGACCTCGCCCGACTTGTCCAGGATTTCCTGGGTAATCGTACCATAGACGAGACGGTTCTCCTCGTCCACCTTCGTCAGCGGGACGAATACCCGCGCCTTCGCCTTACTCATCGTCAACTCCTTCGTCAGAGGGCGCCGTGCCCGGGATGGTCTTCAGGTATGCGGTCAGTTCGTCAACATCCCCGAGCGCAATGAGTCGCTCGAGCATCTTGCTCACCGTCTTGGGCGCGCCCTCGGCGCCGTCGACTTCTTCGAGACCCGGCTTTTTCTTCGGGTCAGGATCATTTGGATCGCCGCCACCTTGCGCCGTTGCATCGAGCTGCATAGGAGCGAAGCCGTTACTTGTCATGAACATAGGCCGATCAAACATGGGATCATCATAGGGCTCACGGCCCGACTCGACGCGTCCCTCGTTGACCGTAACAAGACCGTCCTTGAGATAACCGGACGTGATTGCTTGACGCTTGACCGGATCAAGCTCATCGTCACCGCGCCAGACAAACTCGAAGTCTTCGGCGTCGAGGTCTTCCTCGAGGATTTGATCCATCATGTCCTTCACCCAGGACTTGATTGGATCGAGGCCTTCAGACGCAGCCGTATCGGAGGAGTTATCCGCCGTCGCTCGGTTCATCTGCTTGATGAAAGGCGTGGGTGGGACATTAAAGGCGTAGCACGTCACACGCGCCAACCATTCTTCCGCAGCACCAAACAGCTCGGTCTCCTGTGTGGGGATATACGTCTTACCCACAGCACTGGGAACAAAGCGTGCCTTGCGACGTTCGGCGAGGTCTCCTGAGAGGATGTTGTCGAACCACTCCTGGAACACACGGATTTGATCCGGCGTCCAAGTATCGGGAACCCCGATCAGTGCCTGAGGCATATTGCCGTCGGTGAAGAACTTGAGCTGGAACACCTGCCTACGCAAGGCGATGTTAATGGTCATCAAGATTTGCTCGACAGGCGAGTAACCGTAGACTTTGTGAATACGCGGATTGCGCGGCTCATACATCAGGTCTGACTGCATATAGTTCGCAGCGGGCATTCCCTTGAGGTAAAGCTGATAAGCCGTATCGGGCTCTTCCGGCGTGCGAGCATCGTCATCGAGGATGCGCTTGATGCAGGCGCCGTCAATCTGATCCAGCGAGATCAATTGGCCGCCCACAGTCCGACGACGGTGCAGCGTTGCTGCGTCGATCACGAACAGGTCCTCTAGCAGCATACGCAGCCAGACCTTCCAGCGATGCTCGCCATCGGGTTTGCGGAAAAACTTCGCTAGCGTCTTGATCTTGTTCTTGACCTGCGGCGTCATCTTTTGCTTAGGGTCTTTGGCTTGGATAACCCACTTGAGGCGATCCATCTGATCCTTGCGAGTCTCAATCACGAGACGCAGCAGGTCATACCCATCGGCGAACTGACGCAACGTATTGAAGCTGATAGCCTCATACGCACGCGGCTGGTTGATAACGTTGTAGCCCTGCGGAAAGTCGAACGCACGGTTCGCCACTTCCTTCGGGGCCTGCGGTGGCATCGGCGCACCGGGACCAAACCAATCGGCGCCACCGCCGTTTCCGTAGGTGACGCCGACATTTTGCGGATAGGAACCTGGATTGAGGGCAATCGAACGACCACCGCCGCGAGCAGCGCGATCAGCCTTTGCCAGTGCTTTACCCATCGCGCGACAATTCCCTATGCCTCAGTTTCAACGAATACCCTACGAAAACCGGCGTTTTGCAAACCCGCGACGTCTTCCTCGTCGACTTCGAAATTGCCGGCTTTCGTCAACAGGTATTGCCTACCGCTGATACCGAATGCTTGATTTATACCTTGTGGACCTTGAAGAGAAACAACAGCACCAGGTAGTGCCTTGTCTGCAGTGACTCCTTTGAGCCTTTCTGTGACTGCCTTGCTCTCTGCTCGCATATAGTCCATAAGACCTTCGTAGCTGATCGCGCCTACCATCAACTCGGTGAAACCCCACACCATGGCATCGAGGCGATCGGGCGAGTAACCCATATTGCCATCGGGCGTGAACTCGCACATCTGATCTTCCAAATTCGGAAAGCTACCGACGTGATGTATCTTGCCTTGCTCATACAACTGACTGACCGGCTCAGCCCGGATGTACTTGCCGCGAGTTGCGTGAACTGCCTTTAGTGGCACGAAGTCAGCGGTCCGTTCATTAGTCTCCTTGAGATGTCGCGCTGCACCGCGCAACACAGCTGCAACCATCTCGCCACCTTGGTTGGCTTCGTATACGAGAAGATCAGCTTCCCATTCATCAAAGACTTGAACAGCAACCTTGCCCCATTCTTCAGGCGATCCCATCATCGATACGTCTTCGAGGACATAGCCGTGACCGCGCTGATCAATACCAGTAACCATGATGCCGCACTCAGCTGCATTCTCGCCTTGCGATGCCGGCGGATCGACGCTGACCACAATTCGACGGAAGTCAGGCAGAGTAATCGGGGTGAGCGGATCGACCGGCTTGATACGAGCACGATCGATGATGTCACGGTTCCACAGGGCGCCGGGCGTATCATCCAGCAGCTCAGCTTCAAGTTCCTGTCGACCGATACGAGTATTCTCATACTTCTCGATCACCGCCTTCTTGAAGGGCGTTGCGAGGTTGGCCAGGTTATCTCGAGTCGATCCCTTTGTGATATACGTGTCGGTACGAAGGATGATATCCTTTAGCAGCTTCTGTGGTCGCGGCGTCGTTGTGACGATCTGACGAGGATGCTCGCCGAGACGAAGGCCAAACTGAAGGTTATCCCAAGCTTCAGTTGCGTACCTCCACTTACAAAGCTCGTCGAGCCATGCACCATCGAACTGCGGTCCGCGGAGTGAGTCGTAGTCCTCTGCCGAGAAGAGCGTTGCGACAGCACCGTTAGGCCAAGTGAGGCGACGCTTTGAAGGTTCGTACTTGGGCTTGAAGTCGCGTGGTGAGCAAGCAAGGATACCACTCTCACCCTCGACCATAACGTCGCGCGCATCTGCCGAGTCCTCCGCAACAAGCGCGATACGCTTGCACGTTCCCTCGCGCACCCACTTGATAACTGTCTCCGCACCGGTACGAGTCTTACCAAAACCGCGACCGGCGAGGATCAGCCACGTCGTCCAAACCTGACCGTTTTCCATGACCGACGGCGGCTCGAGCTGGTTGGGCCTGGCCCACAGTTCCCACGTGTGCAGCAGGTCATCGGCTTCTTCGTCAGATAGGTCTTGCAGCTTTTCGAGATCGAGTGACTTCATATCCTCGATGCGAAGGTTCCGACCGTCAGCGTGACTTAACTTTTCCTCGATCGCGGCGTCCCCGAGTGATGCCTGCAGCGGGGGCTTGGAGCGCCTTCGTTTCGCCTCCGCCTTTGCTTTCTTCTTCGCCTGCTTCTTCCTTAATTTCTTCAATAGCTTGTTGGGAAGCGGCTTGAAGGCGAGCAAGGCGATTGAGGAGTTTTGCTTTACTACCTTCGACATTGATATTTCCTGTCAGCTCAAGGCGACTGCCACGGTCAAACTTCTCAGGGCGACGCGCCTTGAGCATCATCATCATAAGCGGGTCAGACTTCTCGAGGGCGCGTTGAGTCGCGGTGTCCTCGATATAGTCGGTGCCGGTCTCGATTGCCTCGTCCCAGTCTTTGGCGAAGTCTTCATCGCTGTTGCGCCACGACTTGAAGAACTGTGTGGTAGCACCGGCGGCATCGGCAGCCCGAGAGATCGACATACCAACCTCGAGCATATCGAGGAAAGCCTTCCGTCGTTTGAAAGTTCGGACGTGTCGAGACATCAGCGGTTGCGTCCTGTTTTCAATCAAGATAAAATGCACACTTCACAAATAGGAGGCGCGCATGGCTCGTTCAAAATCACATGATCCTGATGAAGAGGTTGTGAAGCATACAGGCAAGCTGCCTCGAGCCTATTCTCCTCACGTCGGAGGCAATCGCTACGTGGTCTATTGCCACAGGCATGATAAGGAGAGCACTATCGTCGGTGCGATCGTCTGGTCGTTCAACGAGGTTTATGCAGTCAAATGGATGCTCAATCTCCTTATCGGTCCTAATGGGTCCTATGATGAACGCGAGGATTTCGGCGGGCGACGTGCGATCGTCACTGATACCGACATCGTTATCTCGATGTTCGAGAGCCAACATGATCTCTATGAGATTGCCAAGCATCGCCTCGACCTGTCACCACTCCAACAGTCCTGGTCGGATGACTCCCTGCAGAAGAATATCATGAGGTTTAAGTATGGACGACTCGCCGACGAAACGACCCCCACAAATAGCAGTGATAGCCCACAGTCACCTGAGGTCGTCAGACTTCACGGAGACCCGCCGCCTACTAAACGAGGCAAGGCTCGACGCGACGATAATAGCGGTGGACGAGTACGAGAAGTTCGAGAAAAGCCAGATCGAAAGCCTAAACCTGATGGACTTATCTCCGCCGGAGACTTGGCTGCCGGACTTGGAGTTGAAGCGCGAATATTCCGAGGAGCTTTACGTGCCCTCAAATTCGAGAAGCCGGCGCACGGCTGGGCCTGGTCGCCGAAAGAAGCCGAAAGCATTAAGGCACAGGTGAAGAAGGAACTCGACGGTGGTAAGAAAAAGAAAAGCTGACCCGCGACAGCATGAGCTCGACATCGACATCGACTTGGTGCCGAGCGGGCCTGTAGCGGAGGGCGAGTTTCGTAGTCGAACGAAGCTCGTCGATTATCTCTACGCGGGAAAGGCGGTCATTACCATTCAGTCGAGGAAGACCGCTCAACACTTCACCTATCGCGTTCAGCGGATACCGAACAGCGACGTCTTCACCGTGGCCTATCGAGGACCGAGCATGGGATGGTTTTATCTCGCCTCGATCTTCGAAAGGTCGCGGTTCGTCATGACTCGTAAGTCTCCACAGGCAATGAGGCTTCATCCAGCTTTCGAGGCGTTCAAGTTCTTTCATGATTGGCTGTCGATCGGTAAGTTCCATAAGGACTTGCGAGTCTGGCATCACGGCAAGTGCGGTGCGTGCGGTCGCAACCTGACCGATCCTCTGTCGCTCAAAGAAGGTATTGGTCCTGAATGCAGAGTTAAGCGGTTGCGTGTGGATGTCTAACGTGCGATGATACCTGCATGAACATTCACGCTTCCTCACCGAACCCGCGCAAATGCGCTCGAGCACTTGACGACGTGCGTCTTCGCAAGATGGTGCTCGAGACTGCTCAGATGCTTTGCACTGTCCTCAACCTTCGTGCTGGCGAACAGGTCACGCCCTATCGCAACAGTCACGCAACCAACAAGCTCGTACTGTGGGCAAGCAAACGTCGCAACTATCATTGGCTATGGAGATACGGCTTTGAGCTCGGCGAAGAATACCACAGACGATTTGGGAAAGCGCACGCATCCTTCCTCGTCATCCAGAATCTTGTACCATTCTGGGGACGGCAACCACCCGGCGAACCTCGATCCTTCTGTAACGCCGCTAGTTCGTCGAGTTTGGGTCTTAACTTCTTGTATGAAGACAACGTTCACAAGGCATATCGAGCTTATATGACAACTCGTTGGGTGATTGACTCCACAGTGCCTAAAGCGAAGTCGAAGAAGATTGTTCCGCCGAAGTGGACAGCCTGTCATCCGCCAAAATGGGCGAAGGTAGCACGATGACTACCCCCGCCCATCCTGATACTCAGCGCGAAGCTAAGTTAGATACGAGTACCGGACTTCGAGGAGTTGTCCGTACCGATCGAGTCGACGTGACCGGCCGCATCCATCTGCACGCCCGCCATCGCGGCATTGAGCGTGCCCGGAGGAGCGAACGCCACCTTGCCTGCATCGTTGCGAACGGTGCCGTCAACGTGAGGACCCGTGGCAGCGCCGGCGATCTTGAGGCCGTAAGCCGTCGAAGGATCACGACGCTCTTCGTCGTAGACCTCGCGCAGCTCATTCTCGTCCTCGACCTTGCCTTCATCGTCGAGCAGACCTTCGACCGCAGCCTGGGTCTCGATCGGTGTGACTCTCTCCACAGGCAATTCGGTGGAGGCGACATGGCGATCCGCGGTTTCACTGGCCGACTCCTCGGTGACGGTGAGAGGCTCCTGCGGATTGGCAGCCGGAGTCTCGACCTGGGACGTCGACTCGTCGGCGGCTTTCACCTCCTCGGGGGTCGGCTTATCCTTGTCCACGTTGGACTGGTTCGCTTTCGCGTTCGTCTTGTCCGTATTGAAGGTACCCATATTCATCTCCTTGCAAGGTTCCCTCGGGATCATCAACGCGCGTTATCCCGGAAGGTTCCCATAATATGCCATAACGTAGTGCCAGTGTCAAAGGAGCCGGTATGCCGCGGAAGAACCTCGAAGAGAAAACGCCAAAAGGTGGATGGCTCGGTCCACCGGGCGTCGGACATATACCGCCCAGTCATGTTGCCGTCGGCAGCAAAAAAGGTACCGGCTTTAGCTGGAAGCTTTCACCTCTAACAGCCAAGCAGGAGAAGAAACGGAAGAAGTTCTTCAAGCGAATGAAGCAAGCGGACAATGAAGGTAAGTGGTCGTGGGATTGAGGCTGAAGTTCGACAGCGATCGCTTTCGCTTTGAGGTTAACACGTTGCTTGCCATCGGTGGGCTCGGTGCTTACACAAGGTTAGAGAAAGATACGGGCTTACCCCGGAACACTCTGCATCGTATTCTTCGAGAACATGGCAGGATCAATCAGATTGACGCGGTCATGACCATGTGCGATTATCTGTGTCTATCCATTTACGACTATATGGAGTATTACGATGGAACTGATCGGTTGGGACGTTGGAGTGATACTGACCACCAATACGCGTTGGGTCTTTGAAGACCAAGTCAAGATGCATCCTGGTTCCTTGGCTTACTATGAGCATCACAAGGATTGGCATGCCAAGGGGAACAAGGGCGGTCACGTCTGCGACAACCAGGATCATGCCATGGAGTTCGCGCAGGAAATGCTGCGGGACTGGTTTCAGTCGGACAAGGACAAGGTCTGCGACTTCTTCAACAAGGTTGCCGCGCTTGACATCAAGGTCCCACAGGTCACCGATATCCGCCGCGTCCTAATGCACATGGGTTTCACCGCTGAGGACGAAGCTCGCATCAAAGGATTGGCCAATGCTTCAGCGACGTCAGGGGTCAAAGACCTGATCGATGCGTTTAAGGCTGCGGGCTGGGATGTTGAGGTCGAGAGTATTAATCTCGACGACTTCCTGAAAGGCAAGCGTTAATTATTAGGTGGATCGAGCGTTGTCGTCAAGAGGCGTATAGCAAAGCGATATACCTCGATCCACCTAAATCGTTGTGCGTAGCCGCTTGATCTCGGTTACCGCATCTTCCAAAGCGTTGACCATCTCTTCCTGTGTGCGACCGTTGCGCTCAAGGACATGGATCAACAGCATAACCTGATCCCGCAGTGCGCGGTTCGAGTCAGTGTTCTCACGCAGCGACTGGTTGTCCTGCAACACCGCGCCAGCAACCTGGATATCACTGCCTTCGGCTTTGATATGACCTTCATGCTTGCGCTTCGACTTGCCTTCACCCTTGAACCAGCCGTACATGCCGGTGATTACGGCTACAAGGCCGACGCCAACCGCCGACCCGACAGTGTGCCAATCTATGGTGGACGAGTCAGCCGTGATTTGTAAGGCTGTAGACATTGGATTTATCCGACAAGCCATACTGCTTGAGCTTGGCTGCGAGCCTCTTGTTTGCTGAGGCCTCCGCCGCGTCGGACATTGCTCGGCTGAGTGAGAACAGGTCAGCAAGCAACATCACGGGATAGACGGCAACTCCCGTATTCCAACCTGTATGGAACACTCCCAGGGAAACGCAGAACCACACACCTGCAGAAAGGAAAGCTGTGATGGCGCGTATCCAGGGAGTTAATCCCCAACGGCCATTGATGAAGAGTGCGGTGAGACGAATGAAGCCAGCTGTGAAGACGCATAGTCCCCAGTATTGCTGATCACCCATGGCAATGAAGCCTTTGAACAGGTCAGCTTTACGAGGATCGGTAAACATGCCGGGGTGCAGAAGCACGTACTGTCCCCAGTTGATCAGGTAGATACCCCCGAACCATTCCAGGGATCGCGCAGCGAAGTGCGCCTTCATATCAACCCACATGCTCATCCAACTATCCTTCACGTCACCCTGCCCATACCCCCAATCATTGAGGCTCATTTATACCTCACAGGGATTGAAGAGGAATATATGGTGATTGACGCCCGCATTTCCCGCATGATATAACAGATGAGATATGAATGACGGGAACATAACGATGGCACGAACCTGGTTTGGGTTGAACAAGGTCTGCGAGGAAATGTGTGAGTTGGGCGTTGAGCTCAACAAGTTGCAAGTGTTTCCCACAGGCAAGCATCCTGGGCGCAAACGCAACCTCGTCGTTTCGACTGAAGAAGAGTGCGCCGATGTCCTCGCTGCTGTCGAATTCTTCATCGAACGCAACGCCCTCGACCGAAAGAAGATCGAGCGACGCAAGAAAATGAAGTTCAAGAAGTTCTGTGGGTGGTGGGGATCACCTAAATCCGCCGTCGTCGCAATGCCACCAAAACAGAAACCGCTGAAGAAGCAGCCGAAGAAGGTGCGTAAAGATGCTGCATAACGCGGTGATCGAGTCAAAGATCCGTCAGCACAACACCCACGTCGAGACCATGCTACGCGACTGCCTTAGCCGCTGGGTTAGCGAGCTCGAGCCTTGTATGGTCTACAAAGGATTAAAGTTTAAGGGCCTCGGTTTAGCCGATCGAATTGATGGTAAGGCCAAGGTGTACGTGAAGGCACGCAAATTGGGTCCTTCAGGTCATTTCATGACGTTGCGCGCATCGAACATCGATGACGACGACGAATAAACGCCTGCGGCGCTCTAGGATCGACGAATTTGCGCCATTTGATGTCTTCGCAATGCGTCGATTGACGCGCGATCGATCGTTTCAGGAAAATAACGCGACAGACGCACGATCAGAGGCGCGACAAGCGTGCTGTAGGTGTGCGCGTCAGGTTTGACGCACAATCGCGACACATCATACTCGAACAACGTCTGAGAGTACCTCCACAACGCCAGATATGTGATGTAGGTATCGGGTATAGGACGCAGATCACTGAGCAATCGAAACGATAGCTCGAATGCAACCTCGGGGTCAGCAATCAAGGTACCCTTAGCCCAAAGGTTCTTGTCCCATTCCTCGGACACTTTCGCAATGCCGATAAGCTTCGCCGTCGTCGGGCGCATACCCGATCGAACTCGTTGCTGCATTGTGATGCCGTCGGCCATGTCCGCAAGCGAAGTATACTTCTGCACTTAGACCTCCACAGAAGGGATATCGCCTTTGTCGTCACGCATATCTTCGAGCGTGACAACGTGAGACGCCAAGGTCGCGACATCGTAGGTCGTATAAGGCTGACCTTTGAGAATACGATCAGCCAATGCCTTCGCAGTGGAATATCCGCGACGATTAAGGGGGACCGACATGATCACAAGCTCTGCCCGGCGACTCGCATCTTCGGGAATTGCCGGATCAGCGTGTATCGCCTCGACCATACCCGCAGCTGTGGTCAAGTGTCGGAAGTCGAACTCGCGCAGTCGTCGTGCCGCTTCCGCTACGAAGGGAGCAACATCCTCTGACAGATGCAACTCCCCAAGCTTCGCAGCTAACTGCGCGTCAGTCAGTGTCCGTGGCATATCATCCTCACGTTGCTTCTAGGCGAAACTCGTCGAACCACCCACTGTAAACGCCCCCGTTATGAAACCACTCAACCTGATACATCAGACCCTGAGCCTTAATGCTGATCGCGGTGATTACACCACAGGCATCAGCCATTCCGTCGAGCTGCACATTATCGCCGATCGCGTGCGCCAGGTCAACGCTTGCGGCGCCGACGAGGTTTTCGACTGTTACCCGGCGTGACTTCGACGACTTCGAAGATACTGTCATCTCGTAATTCCTTTCGAGCTCCCTCGAGCTCATAGAGTGTGAAGAAATGATCTCGGCGTGAGCGCTGGGCGAAGCCATATAGACGTCGTATAACAGGTCCGTCAGCGAAGGCTCGAGATATAGCTGGTGAGAATCCTGCCAAGCCCGGGAGGTATCCAGCGACCGGACCAGAGGCGCCCGTATAGGGGAGAACGATTGACGCTCGCCATGGGTAGTCATTCCAGTCGGCGGACAGGACGCCACTCTTAAAGGGATTGTACGCCTTAGCCCAAGAAGTGTCAAGAGCCTCTGCAACATCAGTTCGGCTTCTGATCTTGCGTACCCGGGAAGTGGATCGCGGTGACCGCTTCGCTGAGGCCGTGGGCCGGGATGATCTTGGCACAAAGGGTACTCCGATAAGGATCAGTCCAAGGAGCGTGGTATTCTCCCATCAAAGGAATGACGTTCGGGTCAGCCACTTCCTGCCAATCGAACGCAAACTGTATCCCACAGTCCGAGCAATAGACTGACACCTCGAAGACGAACGCATCGATCTTGCGTTTGTCCTCAGGAAGGCTTAGCTGATCGGCTTTGTGGACTCGATCCGTCCGCCCGTTGATCTGGAAGCTCATGTGCGGACAGGTTTTCGGCTCGAGCATTAGTCGAGTCCTGTCTCGGGCTGAGCTTCACGAACCTTCCTCGCCATGAATTCGAAAGCACGGGCAAGGGCTTCCCGACGGTTCTTTGATTTCGGCAACCAGAAAGTTACCGCGCTGCGATCGTCATCTCCCGACGGCGGATGATGAAGCATCGGCGAACTGTGGAGCATCAGCTGAACCGCTGAATAGATCAAGCCGGTGTTACTTTCCTTCTCGATCAAGTGAACTTCAGTGGTCAGCTCTTGACTGTAGACGTTGATCCGCATTCATTCCTCCAGCGAGTCGGGGAATATCTTCATGGTCGAGTACAGATTACCATGAACTCCCAAGGTGGCGTTGAACTCATTGGCACACTTATCCGAGTGAGTCTTGTCGGTGAAGAACGCAATCACCGTTGCCTCCCTACCCTGTCCAAGCACGAGTGCGTACTTGAATGGATAAGGCATGCGAGGCTTGCCAACAAAGACTGGAGCAAGACTCACTGCATCGTGTCCGGCTCAGCCTTTTCGAAGTGATCGAGGCTGCGAAGGAAAACGCGATACTGCTGAGCTTTTGTCTTTCCCTGGTACGCGCTGACCATGTCGGCACCCGTTGCTTTCTGTTCCCACAGGCTGACGTGGACCGGTAGATCATCGAACGCGAGGGATAGCAAGCCGTTCTTGATGCCGGCAATGCTGACTGAGCAGATCGTATATTCTTCACGCTGAACCTTGAGGTCGGTGCCCCCTTTCTTGAGATTGGTGATCACCTCGTCAATCTGAACGAAGGCGCGCCACCGCGCGATCGGCATCATGGTGTTCAGCATTGCGGTGCAGACAGCGGCTGCGGTCTTCACGTCCTCGAGCTGCTGGACGCCGCCCCCGATGATCAAGACGCCGTCCTCCTTGATCGCGTCGTCAGCGAGAGCGATCAAGTTCGTCAGTGCTTCAGCTCCGTTCATTCGTAGTCTCCAAATTTGCGCGCAATGCGCTTGAGGTCGATAGAGTCAGCTTCGATCATCGCGATGTCCTTCTGCGCAGCGATCACGTCCTGCGCATTGTTCAACGTGCCCATTTGTTCCATCATATGCGTCACGCGTTGATCTTGCATTTCAGCGTGCGTCATCAGGATCGCGCCGACAGTTGACGCGTCGGACTCGGTAAGCGAAGGGCGCATAACGTTTTATCTTTCATCAGAGTTGACGTTGTAATTTACGACGTACGGTTGCTTTCGGTCAACTGTCGTATACCGCATCAATCTGTGATGTCGAACCCTGGGCGAAAGTCAATCCATGAAGGATGACGTGGCCTATCCTTCTCACCGACTACTTGCTTCTTTGCTTTGCCGATGGTTTTGGCTGCGACGATCGCGTCTCGCTTGTCCCAGAACTCCTGGCGCTGTGCAGCAGAAAATCCACCACCAACCCGAACTTTCGCTCCAGTCTTAAGCTCAGTCCCAGTGAAGCCACCGAGCGTGCCTTTGCCAATCTTGTTAGCTTTGGACGAAGACCGTTTCGATTTGCCCGTTTTATCCTTCTTCGCTTCATTGTTATTCTTTTGCTCCTCGTAGTAACCCTCAATCAGGAATTCGAAGTCCTCGAACGGCTTGACCTTGAGCAGGTACTGTTCGCGCAGTGTTGACTTACCCTGCTTGTACGTTCCTTGTGGATCACGAGTCATGATACCCTCGAAACCCAGCGCTAGCTGTTCCTCGAGGTATGCGACGAGCTGAGCATAGTTGGTGATGTAAACCTGATGCACAAGCTTGATGCGCTTATGGCCGAGCTCTTCAACGATGTCCTGCAGCTGAGCGTACCGATTGCCGAACGGCTCATCCTTGTCCCACAGGTCGAACAGCCAAAGCTTCCAATCAGGGTCGCCTTCTTTGGTGGTTAGACCGCTCGATGTCCGCGTAAGAACGCCTTTACCGCGTCGTTTACCCACGACAACCTCGCCATCGAGGAACCAAGGCTTACGAAACAGGCCAGTCGTAGCCTTCTGAAAGACCAGGTTGGGGAACAACGACAGTCTCGAGGTGTAGGCTTGATTGTGATCGAGGCCACAACGGAACCCGTCAATCTTGGGCGAAGCGTAACAGGGCAATCTGATTTTGGTCAGATCGGAGACTGCAACACCTTTTTGGAAGCGGGTGATCATCCGAAGAAGACTCCATGAAGGAATACAAGCCCGCAGAAAACTACGGGAAAAGCTGCGAAACCGAGGCAAAAGCCTACAGAACGGCCTCGATAGTAGGCTTTTTCTATCCGATCGCGCGTAGGATACTGATTAGAGCTCGAAGTCATAGATATTATCCTCATTCAAGACCCGAAACAGTGTGGGAGTGGGCATAAAGCTCGGGAACTCGAGCCGCATGATCGATTTGGTCTCCAAAATCGGATGGTCACCCGGTATAAACCCACACAAGCCGACGTCATCGTCCGCATACCAGACCAAAGCCATGTGCTTGAGCGTCGGCACACGGAATGCGAGCGCAAGGTTAGCTCGTTGGGGAACCTGCTTAAGCAACGTCTTGCCGAGAAGACGAAATTCGCCGAAGACACTTGAGTCAAGCTGTTGCGCATTCTTGCCATAGAGCCTGTACTTCGGCTTCTTATCGACACGCGGTGTCTTAGTGAGCATTAACGCCGGCACGGCTTTCCTCCATCAGGCGAGGTGTGGTGCGACCCGTCGACCAACCCATCGCATGGGACATTCCATCGTCGGCGTCGAAGATCGTCCACCAGTCGAAGTCGTCCTGACGCGTCTTCGCGTAGGTTGCGAGTTCCTTGAGGTCATCACCATCGCGGACGTAAAACTGAGTGTGCGCGGTGTCACGGTTCCAGGACCGACCTTGACCAGCGTGCAAGTGATACCGCGCGATCATCAGATCAGCTCCGCAGTGATCGTTACCTCGTCGCGGTTCTGCGACAGCTTGTAGACGAACCGTTTGTCGGTCATCTTGGGGTTGAGCAAGAACATCGTCTTCTCAACCTGTTGAATTGCGGAGATCAGCTCACGAGCGCTGTCGCCTCGGTATGCCGCATCAAGCTTCGTCATTCATTCCTCCATGCGTGTCGTCAATAGCACATTATACGCTAAGACGACATGCACGGGCAACCGCTTATTTCTTACCCTTCTTTCGCTTTTTCAACTCCTTCTTCTTGTCCTTCTTGGTCGGGGCCTTAAAGTCCTTCTTCTCGATGGGCTCCTTAGTGTGGTCAACCTTCGACGTGGGCTTGTCGGTCGGACGACGCGGCGGGTTCGGCGTGCTGACACGATCCTCGTCGAGCGGAATGTAGATCACCTGTGGCCGATAGCCCAGCACTTCAGGGATCTTCAAACCAGGCGACTGAACCTTGCGATTGAACGCGCTGACCTGCTGAGGCGTGATGCCCTTGTCCTTCGACCATTCATGCGGTGACTTGTTGCCGATATTAGTCTTCATCAGCTTGCGCAGCTGAAACTCGCTGATCGCAGACTTCGGAATTTTCTTTGCAATGTCCATTACGGTTCTTCCTTGAAGTTGTAGTTATGGGCTCGGCCTAAGCTTCGACCATTAACCTTGGCGTTGTGACTTGAGACTTGACCCATCCACCGGATCAACGCCATCAATCGTGGATGAGTGACAATCGCGATCTTAACGCGGTCTGGGTCCACCCAACCCGTGGAATCCCTTGAAGGAGGCTTCATCAAATCTCTCCGCAAGCAACAACTCGTCCGAAGCATCTTGCACCGTCGAATAGGTCGGCGAGCGAGGAGCCTCGTTTGTGTGGTCCTGAAGATGCGACGCCACACAGCGGTCCAGACGCCAGAGCAATTCCTTGAGTCGATTGACTGCGTAGACGTTGAGGACTGTCAAAAACACGCAGGCACACAGGACCAAGATAAACGCAGCATTCATACGACTCTCCTCATTTTATTCTTGAAGTCGCCCATCGCTCGATAGAACCGAAGCGACTCCTGGTTCGTGGTGCAAGGATCGCGCAGCTTGTACTCGATCGTCGACTCCCAGTCGTCCTCATGCTGAATAAGCTTCTCGCCCTGAAATTGGACAATCTCGTAGTAGGTGTCTTTGTATTCCCACACAGAGCCGCGCGGGAAGTCAGCCTGATCGGCGCGAATGGGAAGAATGTTGAGCCGCTTGAAGTGATCAACCATGCCGCCGATATAACCCACAAGGGCTTCATGCCCAGCCTTCAGCTGCGGGCGCTGTTCGTGCAGAGCCTTCTGTCGCTGATTGAACGCCGCGGACAGCAGCGTCTTCAAGACTTCCTCACGAAACTCCTCTGCGGTGTCGGCCTTAACAAAGACCAGACTACCGCCGCGTGCTGTGCCGTCACTGTCCATTGGGTTGAGTCCTTGACTGAGCCAGCGTGCTGATCAATCCGTAGATGTGAGCAACACCCGTCATGATATCGCGCTGGACGACTGCGTTGTAGAGAGCGAGTCGCTGTTCAGGCTCGAGCTTGTCCCAGCCCTTGCGTTTGTCAATGAAGTCGAGCTCCATCGCGAGGCTGACAGCTTCCTGGGTAATATGTTCCTCGCGGACCATTGCGTCAGTTGCCATTGATCCGTCCAATCAAGAGATCAAGTCGTTCATGGGTATGCTTCATGTCGATTAGCCAATCGCGACCCACCTTGTCGCTGGTCAGCATGAGCACGGCGAGGCGTTGGATTTCCGAGGCGCTGTGCGCGATGTCGGAGATCTGCTGACGCTTTTCTTTCTTCATAGCTTCCTCGATGTCACGGGTAAGTGGCTGGGGACAACTCCCACTCGTTTAACTGCAGAAGGATATCTTGCTAGCAGCCCATGCAATCAATCGTCGGGAGTGATGTCACTGACGTTGAAGTCGGCGACCTTCTTGTTTAGCCGGTTGTGGATGTTGGCGATCTGCTTCGCCACCTTCTTCTGCTTTGCCGGCGTGGTGAACGTCTCGTCGTCGGCTTCACCTGCAGCGTACTTCTTGTACTGCTTCGAGATACCCTTGAGCGCGGCGAGATATGCGGCCTGTCCCGGAGTGGGAATCGGCGCGGGAGTGGCTTTCGCCATAGTCATGTTCCTTCTGGTTGGAGGTCGGGTGGTATCAGATCACTCGATGGTGATCGTGATCGTCTCGGGAGCGTCGCCCTTGAACGCCGTCTTCTTGATGTAGAGGCTGGGGATCGCCGCGTCCTGCGCGTCGTTCTTATAGACGAACGTGCCCTTGGTGTCGCGAGCCTTCGTCAGCTTGGTCGTGATCAATGCCTTCGCCATGTCGTTACTCCTGTTGCGTCGTTGTGACAGGTGCATAATAACGACATGGCGTTAGGGTGTCAACCCACTAAAATCTTAGAAGGGACTGACGCTCATACCGATAAAGACCATTGCCACACAAAGCATGATGAAGACCACGATGACGCCGACGCTGTGAGTCGTGCTGCGCATCACTCGAACTCCAGGCGTACCGTACCCTGCTGAGTTACGGCAACGTTGAAGGCTATGTGAGGATTGGCGTCAGCAAGCTTGATCACGCCGTTCAGGTTGCGCATCGCCTGAATCAGCATTGTGGTTAGTTCTTCCGCGCTCGGTCCTTCAGGCTTAGGAGACGCTGGAAGGAACTCATGCATCAAGCCGTTATCCGGGTGATGTCCATGAGTAAAGCTCAAAAGCTCCACAGGTGCTGTAAGTGTGTCGCGAACAGCGCTAAGCTTCTCGGTCTTGGGCGGACGTCCTCGAGGAGGCGACACTCCCGCACGAGTCTCGGCGCCATTTGCTCTGAGCGGTTGCAGATCTTCCCACTTCGGCCAGATAAAGTATGACCCCTCATTTTCACGGCAGAGATACCGATCGGGCGAGCTGACCTTGAAGTATGGCATCTCATACATGTTATTAAAGGGCTCGACCACAATAACCGCTGTCGCCGTGAAGGTCCAGTGAACCTTACCGTTCGGCTGTCGATATGTCTTTGCTCTGCCGTGCTTGCCTTTCGTTAGCGCCGGCTTGAGCTCAAAGTGATCACCCTGGAAGGCGAGCTTGTACCGATCCGCCAACAGTTCGTTGTCATCAGGCTCTGCCTCGATCCGAACTCCTGTGGGACTCGAGCCTATGCGTAAGATCTTCATTGTCCTCTCCATAGTGCGTAGCCGATTGCTACGATAAACATGACCACAACCGCGGCCTCGAAAATATATTGAGCGAGTCTCTCTTTCATCCGCTTATCCTCTTGAACATTGCCAGGTAGGTGCTCACCTCACCGTTGGCTGTGTTGGTAACTGTGTGTCCGATCCGACTAAGGGACACTGCTTGTTCCATGTGGAAGCTGTCGAGCCACCTTTCTAGAGCGTCGATCCTGTCTCTGTGGTCTTTGACGACCAGGCAAGTGTGCCGATCGTTCGATCTTTCCAGGCCGAGACCGTTCCCACAAATGGTGACAGTGCGGACTACGGTCATTAGTCTAGCTCCAGGTGAGAGTCCTTGGGGGACTTGGCCTTGAAAGCGGGGACTGCGAAGTTGACCTCTGTGAGAAGGGCCTCGAAGTATGCAAGGTCACCGCCCGAGCCTGCGATTATATAGCCCGCGGTATAGTACTTGCCTGTCTGTGCGACGTGCAGAATTGTTGGTGGTGGACCGGGGAATTGACTCTGGTCGATGATATGATCGGGATCGCGGGTATGGTTGTTGGGATACAGTTTGATGTCGGGCATGATAGTTCTCCTTGCGTGATCATTATACGACTGGAGAACGTCAGGGGTCAACTGTCATAAGAATTTGATAGAATACTCACGCTATGTCGTGAGATACCAAAAGCTAGAAAGTATAGATGTGGAGCTGGTACGTGGTGTACGGATATGGGCCGATTTTTCGACCCGGCGGTTAATAGAACCTTAACCGTATCCGTTCAGATGATATTAATTATCGCCGATCCGATTGCGTGCAGCAGGAACAGGCGTGTGCGACGCATCGACGTGTGCAACGCGATTGCGGATATACGTCGCGCAATGCATCGGATCGGGCGTACGGGCATTGTGAGCGATCACAAGAGCAAGGACAAGAGCGATGGTTGCGATGATCATGATACATTCCTCAATTAACGTGTGCGATGTTATTGTTATACATCGCACACGTTAAGGATTGATTAAGATTCGGAGGTTTCGTTCGTGTGCAATTCGTTGTTCACAACGACGTTGTTGTCATCGATCACGCGCGATTTGCGAGGCGTGCGCGTTGTCGCGTTACGCTTTGATGCGCGTTCGATTTTCGCGCGATAGGTCGCATCAAAATGCGAACGCACGACGTCATATTGCGATTGCGTGAACAGCCACGACGCGTTGTGCGAATGTGCGTCACGCATGTGCGTGCGCAACCATACGCGCATTGATTTCGTCGTGATCGTTGAATTCGCGTTCGCCTTCAGGATATCGTCATGAATGGTTTTGAGGACGATCGAAGGCGTTTCAACAACAACGTTCGATTTCGCGTTACGCTTCGTCATGTCGTGTATTCCTTTTGTGTATCGTGCGATGCGTTATTGCGTCGTTCGATGTATTGAATATACGATCAATGTATTAACAAAACAACAACGAATTAGGTTAAGAACCTGTTAACGACGATTTTATTCAGATTTATTTTTATGGTTAACGGACAAGGTTAACGGGCATTAACGTTAATAGATATAGTTAACATCGTTAACGTTAATAAATAAGGTTAAGACCCTTAACTATATCCGTTAACGTTAATAAAGATAGTTAAGAGAGTGGCTCATGGTTAACGGACTTTGAGCCCACAAGTCCGCCCAAACTCGTAGTCCGCCCACATAGTCTATCCGTCTAGGTAGCTCTAACAATGGCCACTTGCACTATTCAGCCTACGTGTCCGCGTAGCTCTAACGCGCGTGCATGTCACAGCTACCCATTCCGCAAAGATCACGTAATAGCATAGTACAGACACGCACTTGCATTAGACTCCGAGAATGTGGCCGTAACGGCACGGAGCTGGACTATTCAGACACATTATCCATTTTCCGATCTTACAAGCCATACGAGACACAAGATGGCCTTCGTGTACGCGGGAACATGAATATAGCTATATTTCTCTCTCTTTTTTATTATCTGATGCCTAAGTACCATCTTACGCAAGATAAGCTCAATTCCGCCTCTATTGACAAAGACACCCACTATACCTTATACTATAGTTATGGCCTTATTCGCTCAAAAAGGGCAGAATTTGAGCCGTATGTATGTATTCAGGAAAGCGACTCTTATGGCACGTATCTCTGAACAAAAATCAACGGTCTCTTGGTTACAGGGTTATTTGACCCGAAAGCCTGCAAAAGAAAGCAAAGTAAGAAAGGATTGTCCATATAAACCATACTGCCTCGACATCGCTATTGGACTCCTTGCTTACCACAACAAAGAGGACAATAAGCTACATCTAAACCCAACATCTTATGTAAAGCTTGTTGGATAGATCCACCCCTATATCATAACACTTATAACCATTCGGCATTGAAAAGGTAGCCCCGGCATGATCACACCTCCACAGTCCAATGAAGAACGATTCCGCATACTATATAGCGGTCTCGTAGCTATACTTGCGCCTGTACGGACAGACAATCGTAGCACGAACTATACTGCTGTTGCCCGAATTCTTGGCATATCGGCCCGTAAGGCGAAAGAGATGGATATGACCTTTGATCCATGGCCTTGGTGGCCAACTGTTCTCGTTGCTGCCATTCGAGATGTGTTACCGCACATAGATCGGTCAAAGCGTAGCCGCGCTATAAACATCCTCAGCGATTTACCCGATGAGGTTCTTATGCCTATTGAGAACAGCGTGCGGGGAGCTGACTACCTGAAGACTGTTCTACGCAATGGTCCTTTGTCTTCAAAGCGACTACTCGCAGCAGGTATGCGAGGCGACATTAGCAAAGACAGCATATATCGAGCTGCACAACGTATGGGAGTGATTAAAGAATGGATGTTTAACAAGAAACGGACAGAGAAGAAGATGTTTTGGCGTCTACCTACAGAGGATGAAGTATGAGAAAGCAGAAACCCGCAGTCTACAAGGACATGGAGCCTGGCGACCTTGTTACCGCCTTCTTTCAGGAATGTATAAAGCTTAGGATCGGTGAAGGCTTCAGCACTCACCTGTACGTTCGACATCTTTGGCCGAAAGGAAACAAGAAGCTGATAGAACAAGCAGTCGAAAGAGAAACGGGCATAGCTATTCAAGTAAAGCCTTCAGCCCGTTTCACGGTCAAACGAATTGGTTAGGCTTCTCCTGCAGTAACGTCGCGCAGGTTCACGACGATAAAAGCTTCGAAGTTGTAAGCCTTATTTAGTCGTTCAGCGAGAACGTTCGCGTCGAAGCGGTTGTAGAATGCAGCTTCCACACTGCCGACAACCTTGACGGATACATCAGCCGTGAGGATTACAGCCCATTCGAGGTTCATGTCAAGCAGAGCGTCAATCTGCTCACGGTTCAGTCTCACAATGTCCATGTCAAGCCCTTTCGATTTCCCAAGGCTGAAAGCTTACGCGTGATATCCAATGACGCCCCTCGGGCTGAACCACACAATTAAACGGGAAGTTGTGGGTACAGCCGTCGAGCATACGCAATGTACCATACCCACCTGCCTTGATCCTGACCTCATCACCGACTGCGAGCGGTGCGAAAATACCTGGCAGCTGATACTTGCGCAGAGCTATCATTGCAAGTCGAGCAGCAAGACGACACTCGGGCTCTTTGGCGATGTCGAGATAAGCCTTGCGCAGTCGGCGATAGCCGTTGAGAGTGATCTGTCTCATGATTGGGTCTCCAAAGGAATGGTGATGATTGCGGTAACATCGCAGATAGCTTCGCCGATGGTGAAGATATACCAATCATCGTCGCTGCCGCACTCGAAGGTGAAGTCGGTCGTGACAGCGTTGAAGCCATCGAACCCGACAACGGAAACCCAAATGGTTTCGCCATCATCACGATGCTGCACGATGATCTCATGAGCGTCGGGAAAGTAGCGAAGGAACTCAGTAGCAAGATAATGCTTCTGATGGTTGATCGACGAGTCAGTCGAGTCAGGAGGAAGAATGCAAGGCATTGGTCGGTTCCCATATACACGTTGCGTCATTGCATCGGGTACGCGATCATTATACACTCTTGGGAACTGGCAATATACTGTCTCAATTCTTGTATACTCCGCCATCATGAAATTGGCGCCTTAGGCAATCGTCGTTCGCGTCGTGCATCGATGTATCGCGATTGTCGCGGTGATCACCCAGAGGCGCCAATATCGCCTCCAGATTTCGCGAGATGATGCGTCGCGAACACACAAAAAACGCGCACGAACCTTAATGGCACATGCGCGTAGAAGCTTATTTGCTGCTAAGAATGAGAAGTGAGTGGCTGATGTCCGTCAAGACATTGAGCTTGCGCTGCTCGATGGCCAACGCATATATCTTCTCGCGCTCGATACGGCCGAGCTTGTCATACTGCTTTGAGGGGTTTGGATCGAGCAGTATCGCGATCTCGTGCAGCTCTCTCTTTTCGATCATGCTTCTTCTCCTTGACCAATGTGTAGTCCGACCGTTGGTAGAACATCATGGACTGCGCGATGTCAGCCTTCATAGCCTTCCGCGTAGACCGCTTGGTGCGGAACTTGCCCAACGACACGCGCATTTGGCCGGGTGCCTCTCTCATGAGCTCATACTTCTTGCGGATCATTTCGCTGCTCCCTTGATAGCTTTGCGCATCATGGCATTCTCCGCGGCGTGTTCGGCCTTCATGCGCTGAAGCTCCTTGTCACCCGACGCACGGTAAGCATACTTGCCGCGAGCAAGGTCACAGCCGTATTGGTTGACCTGCATGACCATCGAGACGCGGTACTGATCATCCATGACCATATGTGGGTGAAGCGCGCAGGCGGCAGCGACCATTGCGGCTGTCGTGATCATGCCCGTGCTCCCCGCCCGCGGGTGCGAGCCATAAGACGATCATGCCGCATCTGCTTGATCTCGGCGAGCATGCGGTTATAAGCATGGATGTCGAGCCGCGTGTGGTTCGCGATGATCGGCTCGAAGTCGGTCTTGCGTGCGTCCCATGAATGTTTGGGCAGGTTGAAGGTGCTTAGGTAAAAACCATCGATGTAATACCGATCGCCGTTATTGAGCTCGACAAAGATGGGTGAGCGCGTACCCAAATGCTTCGCAACGATTGGAGCTTCAGCACCGCCGCTTGAGTATTGACGAAAGCGAGTCGGGTATTTACCGCGATACTTGCGCGATCCGTTCGTGGGCAGTTTTACAGCGTGTGGCATCGGTCGTTCCTCATCGCGTGCGCGTTATTGCGCAACGGGTGCCATAATTATACGACGTACGGACACCAGCGTAAACTGTCCATATTCTACCTTATTCTTCGAACAGCTCATCGATGCAGATGAAGTCCATCTCACGATCAGCAGTCTCTTCAAGTTGATCTTCAAGCTGTTGAACAAAGCTGTAAAGCGGGTGGCCTTCATCCCGATTGATGAATTGCTGACCACTCATGATCTCCTTGACCAACAGCTTGAAAGCCTGATCAGTTCCGCGTAGCTCAATCTTCATGACACGAACTCCTTAGCTTTGGCAAAGTCGATGGCCTTGCCGATGAATTCTTCGAGCCAACGCTGGCAGCGCTTGGTCGGACGAATGCTGGCGTCAAACATGCCATAAGCTTGAAGGCGGGTCACATCCGCATCTCTAAAGATAACGTGCTCGCGAACTTCGGTCGGATCGGCATAGCAGAGATGTTCGACGAGATCTTCATCGAAGCCTGCAACCTCACATAGATCCGCCCAATTATGGCCGTCGAGCTCAGCAATGGCGAATTCCTTGACGGAATCACCAATCTCCTCGATCATCATGTTGAACAGCTCAGTCTGTTCGGCGGCAGGCAGCGTGCGCCATACGGGTTCTTCGGGCTGTTCAGGTATCGGCTGCTCGAATTGCTTGATCAGCTGTAAGCAGTTAGGCGTGTTGCAAAAACGGCTCAAGGCCGTAAAGACTAGGACACGCTCGTCATTGGTCAGGTTATAGGCGCGGGTGTTAGCCATTATACGATCCTCCGCCACGCGGCGCTGCGAGCAGTCACCTTGATCTCATAGACGGCATTCGGCACCTCGGGAACCTTGAAGGTAAAGCCGAACGGACGTTTGCTGCACTTCACAACAGGCCAACCCGTGTTCTTGGTAAACGCCTTACCGTAGTCGTTAATATCCTCGTACTCGCGTTCGTTCTGCCAACGGCCGTACAGATAGCTCAGCCAATCGGTATCGATCACCGCAGAGATTTTATCACGAACGGCTTGTGGTGTAGCAACCTTGGTAGTCATTGTCGTGGCTCCTTCGCGTTATTGCGATGATGCATAATGCGCGCAATGGTACCCGTAAATCAATCACCCATTTTCTGCGACATTCTACCCATGACCCAAGCGACACCAAGCAAGTCTCGTAGCTCTGTGGCCTTACGCTTCTTGCGATACATACCAAGAAGCTTTCTGCCTGACGTGCCGAACGGGTCTGTGTAGATCAAAGCCCAAGGCTTCTCCTCGTCCACGCTTGCGAGGTCACCATCCACGACCTTGAAAGGCTCGAACGTCTTCAAAGCCTTCTTGATCTGGGCTTGAAGCAAAACCTCAGGGTCTTGCTTCTCCATGACCATCTTCCTAGCCCTTGGCATAACGTATCCTCCGGATCAAGCTGTCGGTCGACTTCTCCGACACCTTACCATTCTTGATCCAAACGTTACCCCACAGAGCATGGCCGACTCTGCAGATCAGCTTGCTCGGCGTATAGACAACCGAAAAGCCTTCTTCTTTCAGCCTGCCTCGAGCTATTTCCCACAGGATTTGATTTGCCATTACACTGCTCCTTTCAGTTGTGCTAAGAGACCCTCGACATGCTTCATCATGATCATGGTCTCGATGCCCGGCAAGAAGGCATCCACGAGACCATGCTGTACGGGCATCGTATTGATGACCTCGCTATCAAGCCCGTCGTGTCCCAGCCCGTCAAGTGACTCGCTCGAGCCGTACGCCTTGCCAGCGATCAAGCTCGACAGAAAGCCGGCGCTTGTTATGGGAGCACTGATCCGGCCACCCTGTCCAATGAGCGGATTGAGTCGGCGAGCTACGTCTACGTGGTTCAGTATGCCCGGGAAGATGATCGGGATACGGCGCGAGTAGTCAGCCGTATAAGCTATGTACTTCCAATCAGACATGGATGACACCTTTCGGGAACAGGATCATAAAGACCACGAAGAAGACAGCCCAGGCTATAAGCCCGAACGTCAAAGCGGATGCTATATCACGTTTTCTCATTAGTATGTTTCTCCTTATCGAGGATCAAAAGCAGGGCGACTCTGTATCGACCAACCCGATCTTCTGCAAGTGCCAGTTTAAACTGAACTACGGGTATAGCTTCGCGGATTGATTTAGTCGGCCTGCGTGCTTTTAGCTCGGTAAGGTGGTCTCGATGCCGGACGACATCCACGTGAGCTTCAAGCATTCGCTCGATGAACTCCTCATAGACTGTCATTGCTGTGTCTCCTTAAACGCATGAACCTACGACGTCTGCCGTCTTCGCCAATGAAGCCGACATGCACGACGTCGGGCTTCATGTCGAAGTGCAGCTCACCAACAGGCCTGTGGGATTTGGTGTCAGCGATGCGACGAACCACACTCTTAAGCTCATTCACAGTCGACGCCCGAATAGACTTCGGAACGTCGATCATGTGAGACTGCTCGATGATCCAACAGTCGATCATGCTACACCGATCAACCGCTTGACAGCGGGTAGCTCGTTGGGTGCGAACGCCCAGCCATAATCAGGCTTGACGTACTTGCTCGCGCGCAGCAGACCGCGTGCGATCATCGGCTTTACAGCAGTGCCTTTGCACAGTTCAGTCACGGTGACGTAGCCGGCAGGACGTTCGCCTTTCGGCACGACGACCTTGTGCTTTTTGAGTGCCGACTCATGCACGATGTCAGTTACGATCGGCTCACGAGGCTCATCCCATGTGCCGCGACGGAAACGAGCGATCATGCGGATAGCATCATCGTCGAGTCGCCACTTAGCTTCCTCAGGTGTGAACTCGTGATCCATGATCTCATGCAGCTCGAAACTGCGCAGCTTGATCCCGTCATCGAGACCTAGCTCGTGACCGCGGATAATGCCCGAGATGTCACCGACGATCGCGTTAAGCCAATGCTTCGCAGCATACAGCTCACGGAAACCTTGGGTAAACACCCGACTATGCTGTTCCATGTGAAAGCGGCGGATAGCTGTGATCGAGTAGCGAGCCGGCCGCATCGGCGCGCTGGGATATGGGTTAGGCAGCGTCACTGCAAAGCCTCCATTCGTTGTGTGGGGAAGAATGACGGGTCACGAGCCCGTCCGCCTCGAGCGTTTCGAGAACGACGAAGATGCGATGCGGCATCAGCTTCGTGCGCCAAGCGATGTCGCCGGCGGGCATGGGAAGACCGATGCGCATGTGAGAAAAGACGAGCCAGCGTTCCTCGAAGGAAGGCGGATCGAGATGGATCGGTGCGTCGTTGGTCGCGGTAATCATGTCATCATCCTCGCGTCATTGCGTTGGAGTGATCATTATACGATCATGGTTTGCGGATTACAACCGTTTCATTCTTTGATCATCAACCCACGATCCAGGCGATCCTTGAGTTGTGGGCTGCTGACGTAGGCTCGACCATCTTTGTAATGACCGAGCTTACCCGCGTCACGCAGAAGCACCTTGTCCTGCATAGACGCGTTACGCCACCACCATCCTTCGGCGTCCATCTTGTGCCATTCACCACTGCCCATCTGGTTGTTATTCCACCTCATGCCTTATCCTTTATCCGCGATAGACGCGAACGATCGACCCAATCCATATCGGTCTTACCCACCTCACGGACTGCGCACTTGTTGAACTCTGCCACGTGATAGCCACGATACTGCACTCGCAGGTATCCGTCAAGCAGAACGATGCCGTCGAGCGGCAAGTTATCCCTTGCCATCAATGTAGCTCCTCGCGTAGCTTGATACGATCGCCAGCAGCGAAGCCAGCTTGTGTCCCGTTGCCAGTCGGCAGTACCCGAGCGCGCGGTCCCTTGCGCTTCGCTGCGCGACGTGCTTCCCGCTTGCGATAACGCTCAGCCTCGCGATCCTCAGCGTCACGCTGGGCCGGTGTGAGTGCATTGCGTCGCAACTCCTCACGTTGCTCGCGTTGACGCGCCTGTTCAGCGTATCGCGCCTCCTGCTCGGCAGTGGGCTTCCAGTAGTCGTTGTTCTCTTGAGCCAGCTGCTTGAAGTATCCTTGCACCACCAGTGCGTTCGATCCCACAGTTGCCTGAGCGGTGGCCTCATCCTGCTGCATCTTATACACCAGAGCGATGGCACGTTCGTAGACGCGGTGAGCGCAGGCCGCCTTGAACGTCTTGCGGAACTCGGCACGATCACGCTGAGTCATGCCCTTAGGCAGCGATTGCTTATATAGCAGCTCGACTTGACGCATGAGCCAGAACATGGTCTTCTCAGTCAGATCGACATTCTCCTCGCGGCCGATGAAGAACACGCCGCCCTTACCATTGTCGTAGACGTACACCTCGCAACCGTACAATCGAGCGGCAGCCTGTGCGGCGAGAACCTGATGGATCTTCAACTCTTGGTTGACAGCTTTGCGAACAGCCTTGCGTTGCGCCTCGGTCTGACCGCCGGGCTTCACACTGTCAAGACTGATGCCGATGCGTGCGGCGATACCCGCAGCCATACGCATTGCAGTTTCTTGCTCGTCCTCCGAACAACCGTTCTCGACGGTCATGTTCATCAGACCCTCGAGCTTTCTGCGATACTTCGCGATCTCCTCTGCGGTCAGCATGTCAGAGCTCCATGACTGCGCGGATCGTGTCCGCGTGATGAGGGAAGCGAGCGGCGAATGGTCGCAGGCCACCCGTTTTCTTGATTTCCTTCGCCCAAGACGTCGCCTCGTTGGCGAACATGGTCTCGTGCTCGTCGGTCTCGATCAGGTGACCCGCGAGATACTCGACCTCGTTGCGCGCTGTGATCGGATAGGGGCTGTTGTGGTCGATAGGTCGCGTCACCTTCGCAACGTCAACGCCGTGACCGCAATTGGATACAGCCATCATCGCGGCGATGCGAGCAATGCGGCGGTCGTCATCAGTTTGCTTAAACATGTCGTCGTCTCCTCAATGAGTGATTGCATTGATCCAACATAATACGATGATGGGTAACCGAAGTCACCCATCATATTCTATCTGCGTTCTCCGAATTTCTCGAAGATAGCTTGCTTGTCCCACAGGCTAGCCTGAATGCGGTGGAACTCAGCCTTGAGCATGAGCCGGTGAAATTCACGGTCCGCCGGCACATATCCCTTTGACTGAGCTTTCGCCTCACGCATGCTTTGCCTGTGGTTCGCTGCAACCCGCTCGCAGTGTTCTGCTCCGAGGTTGAGTGACATAGCTTACTTCTTCCCGGACAGGATGTCCCGAATGGTGGATTTCGCCTCGATCGGAAAAGCCCAGCGTTCGCCCTTGATCGTCTTGGGATAGCTGTCCTTGCCTTCGTAGCGGCGCAGCTTGGCACGCGCCACCTTCGGATCGATGTCGAGCTCGCGAGCCACGTCGGCAACGGTGAAGGTCTTGTCGTCTTTTTCCTTCGCCGGTTTTTCGGCACGTGCCTTCTGCTTGTCAGCAACGTGCTTCGCCTGACGTGCCGCCTTGTCAGGTTCCTTCGCGGCGTCGACCTTGCCGGTAATGTTCCGCGAAGCTGCTTCGTCCTTGATCTGCGCCTTGTCAGTTTCGGACAGCTTGGCGAGCTTCTTCATCTTCTTGAGTCGCTTCTTTTCTTTCTTCGTTAGCGGTTTCTTGTTCGCCGCCGCCTCGTCACGCTTCTCCTGCGATCGACGGGACTGCACCGCTGCACGGGATTGAACAGCCATAGTGTCAGTCTCCAGGCCGCGGGCGAGTTTGCCCTTGACCTTGGTCACTTCCTTCTTCGGCTTGTCGTCATCCTTCGGCGTCACCATCTTACCGAGCGCGCTGTCGGCGAGCGACGGTACTTCCTCGTCCCTCGCTTCTTCAGCTGGCGGCGTCAGAGCCTTGATGATTTCGGGATCGGGCGGGAGTACAGGCGCTGCCTGTATATTAGCGCCGGGCAGCGCGTCGGTGAAACCGTCGTCGAGGAACTTCTGGATCTGTGCGTCGAGCGACTCGCGCGATGCCTTCCAGGATTTGAGCTCGCCTTTGCCTGCATTGACGCGCAGGCGGTTAAGCTGTGCAAGATCACCCATGTGGTATCCATTCATCGTTTGTCCGCGTCGTGATTGATGCGTAACAGGCCTATCATACGATGATGGTACTCTGATGTAAATTGACTTTATTCTCGTGGGAGTTTATTATGGCCGAGCCAAACAAAGGAGGCATTATGACCACTCAAGTCCAAGTGACCGTTGCTGAGAAGCAGGTCCGTGTCGTCACGTCCGACGGCTCGACCGACATCGTGCTCGACACGCGCGGCGACACCACGACGTTCTGGGTTCCTCAAGGTGTGAAGCTCGGCGTTGAGGAAACAGCCGATGCGTCGATCTCGCCGATCAACAAGATCAACACCGGCGGCAGCATCAGTGAAGTCAGTGAGGATACGTTGAAGGGACTTACTTCTTAGTCTTCTTCGAGGGGTCTTTCAACGACCACATCTCTACCTTGGAAGACCCCTTCCGTTCCTTCTCCTTGACGACACCCATCCGGGCAGCTGCTCGTTCGAGTAACTTCGAGCTGACACTACGTGTCTCCGCCATACGAAACAACTTTGACTTATCCATTGGTCCTTCGGCGATCTGCTCCTCAAGGAATTCCATGGCTTCCTGCATGCTGTCGCCAACCTTGCCTTCGGCACGAGCGTTTGATGCTGCGTCCATGATCTCTTGTGCGCTCAGATCGGTGTACTCTCCGAAGATGAATTCCGATTCTTCTTTCGGCCTTTCTTCGATCCTGAACGTGAGCGCCCTCGGCGCTTTCGCAAAGTTAATCTTAGTAATCGCCACTGCACGATTTTCAGTGTCAGCAGGGTCAACGCCAACAGACATAACAACGCGAGCAGTTCCACTAAAAGCGATAGAACCTTGACCACGATACATAGCACTGCCGGACCCCTTGGTTAAGTGCCGCAAGACTACGACCGCACAGTTGAACTGACGAGCTATGTCTGCGAAGCGATTGATTGCAGCTGTGGACTCGGACGCCTTGTGCGTATCTGCCCGACCAATATATGCGTTGAGCGTATCGAAGACAACAAGCGTCGGCTTATATATTTCGAGCGCATCATATATCTCTTCCATCGCGTCTTCATCATCGATAGTAAAGAATTGGTTCATGACGATCAGGTCTTCGAGTTTCTTCATACCGTTCTGTTCAAGGCGCGGTTTCGTCACGGATCCTGCGCTGTTCTCCATATCGAAGTAAACGACGGTGCCTTGAACTTTATGGTTCTTGCCCACACGAGGTGACGGGAGACGTTTACCTTTCGCGATATGAGCTGCAACCATCTGCATAAGATAAGACTTGCCGAGGCCAGGATCACCTTCAACGATGCTAACTTCGCCACGCACGAGATAGGGATACCACACGAAGTCAAGCTCTTCTTTCTTGACCTCGGTCATGCGACGGAAGTTGAAACGCTTCTCGCCTTCGACTTCCTCACGACTCTCGTCAGCATCACTCTTACGCTTCAGTTTCTCCTTGCCTTTGGGAGCTTGACTGAACTGGTGGTTGACTATCTTCGAGAGTTCGTTTCGAAGGATAGCGTCTCCGTTACGCCGGTTGCGGAACTTGTTCCAGATCGACCGCTTGATCAGTGCAAAGGCTTCATCTGTGGACAATCCTGCTTCAATACACGCATTCTCAAGCTTCCATAGCATCTCGCTGCGGTCAGCACCATGAAGGATCTTTTTCGCCATAAGCTCCCTACGAAGCCAACGAGGAAGGTTCTTCTCATGCTCTTCCCACACGTCGACCGGGTTCAGCTCGTCGGGATCAGTGTCGATCTCTTCTTCGGGAGGTAGCGCAGCCTCGATCTGCTTGATCGAATAAGTACGACCGTCATCCCACATGCCTTTGACGCGCGGTTCCGACTTGTACTTATAATTACGCGTGCCCGGCATTCTTAATGCCTGAGTCAAATCCCAGCCGCCGTGATCGGCGTCTATCATGTAAGACATCCGCCGGTTCATGGACTCCGTCATGGTTCCCTTGAGAACCCATATGCCTACGAAGCGACCAGGCGAAGACTCGATAGCGATTGTGGGCTTCAACTTCAGCTTGCGAGGATCAGCGAAGTCGAGATCGGCCCACAGTAGGTTCGGAAGCACCGCCTCCGTTTTACTACGTGACCGTCGATTGAAACCGTGAGGACAGAAGTAGATATTCTTGTGCTCGTTGTCGAGAATGAACTGCTTGACCTTGGAGAACTCTTCCGGTGAGAAGAATGTATCCTTCCAATCGTCCTTCATGTCCTTGGTAGAGATACAGAAGAACTTGCCCGGCTGCTCTTTCCACATCCGCAGTATTGTCTTATAGTTCACGCAACCCGCTCCCGACTCAAACGCTCAACCTCTGTTGCGGGAATAAGCTTCATCCGTCCCAGCGTATCATACTTAACCTTCCCTCGCGCAATGCGCTGTAATAGTGTCTTGTATTCGAGACCGACCAAGTCAGCCGCCTCTCGGACGGTATAGAAGTAACCCGGATTTAACATGAGCCCCCAGCGGCGTTGACACAACGGATTAACTTGGGTTATAACGCCGAATGTCGACTCATGTCAACACCGCGGAGATTTCCTGATGATGGTAGTAATTGAAGGTATGGACAACTCTGGCAAGAGCACGTTGGCGCTCGCGTTGTCTGATTATATGCGTCTACCAATCATGGAAAGTGAAGGGCCGCCGAAGTCTGACGAAGAGATCAATGAACGCGTGGACAAGTATGAGCGCTTCGGCGACGCGTTTCTTTATGATCGTCATCCCGTCGTGTCCAATGAGATTTACGGCGCCGTTCGTCTCGAAGGCAACCCGATCACGCCGGGCCGGTCGATGATTTTCTACGAGTCGAAGCCGATCTTCATTTATTGTGACGCAGGTGAGCGCGGTCTTGATGCGCATGTACGCAAGGCGCACGATACCGACAAGCATATCGATGACATCACCCGCAACTATACAGCGCTCCTCGAAGCGTATCGAACCTGGGCTGCCAAGCACGCTCATTTCATGTATAGGATCGGCGATGATATGGACGGGATCAAGGGGGCCGTTCATTACTACCGCTCATTCCTCCTGGCAGTTCAAGAACAAGGATAATATACATGGACGAAACCACACTGGTCGATCGACTTATGGCGGGCGAAGAAGTCAGCTATGAGTTCAAGATCGAACAAGCCGGCGACGTTGTCCGCATGCTGATCAAGTCAGGCAAGGGCGCGGTGAAGTCCGGTCAATCCGAAGCAGCTCGTGCGATCGTTGCTCAGGCTGAGATGATCATGCAAGAGCTGCACGTCGAGCCGCGTGCTCCAGACATCATGAAGGATGTTGTGGCATTCCACGAACAGTTCGGTCTGGCGTATCAGGGCAAGCCTCGTGACTTGCGCACCGAGGTCGAAGCGAACGGCAGCACGCTGTACGAATTCCGCCTCGGGTTTATGCGCGAGGAGATCAATGAGTATGAAGATGAGCAGGAAGCGCTCACTATCGCTCGACTCGCCGGCGATGAAGACGAGGTTACACTTCGTCTGCACAAACAGCTCGATGCTCTGGTAGACGCGGTCTACGTGATTGTGGGTACGGCTTACCTGCAGTTCGGCAAGGATGTGTGGAACAAGGCTTGGGATCGGGTGCAGGCCGCCAACATGGCGAAGGTTCGTACCGAGCGTCCCGAGGACAGCAAGCGCGGCTCAGGCTTCGATGTCGTCAAGCCCGCAGGGTGGGTTGAACCCGACCACAGGCCGGACCTCAAGGACCATGCCCATGTCATCTTCCGTGCGCCTGGCGAGTTGAATAAAGATCACGCGCATGATACACAGGTCATTCCGACAGCGCAGTAAAGGAGACAGCGCATGAACACCGAAGCACAGCCTGAAGCCGAAACGGGACCCGCGGCAGTCTCGGAAGAGGCGACCGACGCGTTCTACAAGCTCGAGCAGGAGATCAAGGACGATTTCGAAAAGCTGAAGGCAAAGGTCGAGGCGCTCGACTCGAGTCGCTTCATCAGCGCGGCGAAGACCAAGCTCGACGAGGCGTGGCACTGGGTGCGCGATCACCTCGAAGAACGGTTCGAGAAGCTCTGATGTTCGGCAGGACGACTCGCGAGGTTCGTGAGAGCCTCAAGAAGAAGATGCCGAAGTTCTTCGGTTCGATTGCGAAGTTGAACCGTTGGACGAATGAGCCACACAAGCACGAACGCGAACGGCGCCGCAACGGCTACGTTTGGAGAGGCGGCAAGACAAACGCCTGGGTGAAGAAGGGGAAATAACTTGAAGCGCGAATGGCTCGATCATGTACTCCGTATGTCTGCCAAGAAGGCTGATCTCTACGCAGGCTGCCGCAAGATCATCATGGGAGTACAGCTCGAGTTCGACGACCTGTGGAATTACCAGGAACCTCTCGAGCTGGAGGACGCGGGTTATACGCGCAACAAGTTGGCTCACCTTGTTCGAGGCTACCTTCACGAAGAGTCAATCGAGAAGGCCGTGATGTTGTGGAACCTGCGCCGCCAGAAGACTTCCTATGGCAGTGTGGGTTTCACGACGTACAACCATTTCCTCAAGAACGACGCCGTGAAGAAGTCGAAGCGTGCCTCCGTTATGGGACCATGCATCCAGGCTGTTACGATCACGCAACTCAAGGGGGTTGGTAAAAGTGGCAAGGGTGGGGCCTACCGTATCGACGCGTTTTACCGCACTACTGAGCTTCTCAAGAAGTTTCCCGCTGACCTGGTGTTTATTCGAGACGTCCTCCTCAAGGACTTTGATTTCACTGGAATGGAATTCCAAGGGCTCACTTGCCACTTCGCGAACGTCACGATCCACCCTCAATATTTCGTGACTGCGCTGATCCATCTCGACGACTGGGAAGAACAGCTCGAAAAGTTGAAGAAGCGCGACATCTATTTCTATAATTGGTGCATCAAGTGGACTGCTCGGTACCTGTGCGAAGAGCATTACCGCGGCATTGCCAAATTCGCACAGGCGCTGCGCGTCAAGGATCACGCCGACACGATCAAGGGTAAGAAACGCAAGAAGCTTACAGAATATCTTCGTGCTAATCACCCAGGTCACACTAAGGAGTACGTCGAGAAAGACGACGGCGATGACGAATGAGGTGGCGCCTTCGTGTCGAATGGGAAGCTGGTCGTCACGATGACTTTTGGGTACACGAAGCCCAAGACTTCATCTTTTTCTTTGAGCATCACGAAACAGAGCTGCTAAGCGGTTGCCTTACAACAGAGCAAGTCAAGAGGAGACTAGAAGATGCGTCCGTACATGTTCCCGACCTTTGCCGAAGCGATCCAGCAGGCGGGTCATCAGTTGCTTTATCGTAGCGAGGTCGTCCACAGCAACCGTTGGCAAGGAATGACGATCGAAGGCAAGCCTGAGATGGCGACGCACGAGATAACTCACTGCACCTTCGGTGTCCATATGTACAAGATGATGTATGTGGGCAATGACCCATTGATGGGGAAGCTGCGGGGCAACTTCCTCGGCGTGCTGCAGAACGACATCAAGCCGAACCTGCCTTGGGCCGATGACCATTTTGATGAACGGGTCTCGGGTGCACCGATGAACCCCGGTACCGAATGGAAGAATTGGCCTTACGGCAAGAGCGCCGCACGCTTCCTCGAAGAAGGCAAGTTTAACCACAACTACATGGAACGATATTGGCCGAAGCATGCCGGCGATGTCGTTGAACCGACGGAGGACGCAGTTGACTGGAGAGACAAATTTGATCTCCTCGAGTGGGGATCACTTCCAACAACAGAAGGAGGCGTTGTACCAAGCCATCGAGGAATTCGATACGAGTATGGGGACCTTTCCGACGTGGTCAAGCTTCTTGCCGACGACCCACTCACTCGACAAGCATATCTACCCATGTGGTTCCCTGAGGACACCGGGGGCGGAGCGAAGCGTGCGCCGTGTACTCTTGGATACCACTTCCTTGCAAGAGACGGCTTTCTTGATATCGACTATCATATCCGATCCTGCGACTATATTCGGCACTTCCGCGATGACATCTACCTCACCGCCAGACTCGTCAACTGGGTCCTTGGACGACTTCGTCAGCTTGATCTTGAACGGTGGCAAGACGTTCGACCTGGCAAGTTCATCATGCATATCGGCTCTCTGCATGTCTTCCGCAATGACTTCCAAATGTTGAAGAACGGTGGGTGATTTCCACAACAACGATGCGGTCGACGAGACTATCGCTGACGAGACCCGGACCTTAGCTGAGCTGCTTTGCTTCGAAGGACGTTGCATGGCTGCTGTGGTCTCAGTCTCGATCGATCTAGCATCTCGCGATGCCGTGTCGGGTTTCACCCTTGCAGCGCCAGCCGAGATGCGAACCTACTTGATCGATAAGTTCATCGAGTATCTTGAGGAAATTCGAGATGGAAAGAAGGATTAGTCGACAGCAGATGTTTTTGGGAATGAGTAGGCTCGCAGCAATGCGGGCCACTTGCTTTCGCTTGAACGTCGGCGCGATCATTACCCACAACAATAACCCTGTGGCGATTGGATGGAACGGTGCACCAAGTGGACAGGCTCACTGTGCTGGAAACGATTGTCCTGGCGTTGTTCCTGGTCACTGTTCAACAATCCATGCAGAGGTTAACGCCTTGCGAAAGGCAGAAAAACTTCTGGAGTTCGGTAGCGATGTCGATCTGTATTGCACTCATAGTCCGTGTGCTGATTGCCTTGATCTTCTAATGCAGAGCAAGCTATACGTGCGCAGCCTGTTCTTCGAGATACCTTATCGCAGCACCCAACACCTCGGTCGACTCAATGGCCCGTATAGGTACGAAGGTGATCCCATGATGAAAACCACGAGAGTGACAGGAGTTTACGAAGTCACGCCCGCAGGTTATACTGTTGAGTACTTCACGCGAAGGGTTGTTGACCTTGGGTAAGAAATCACGGGACCAGATTATGCTGGTCACCGAGTCAAAGCAAATGAACCCGCGGGCAAAGTCGATCCTCATGGATGCGATGCTGTCCGCGGGTTTTGAGAAGAATGATTTCCGCTGGGCACGCGCATTGCCCAAGCCGCCGGAACCCGGCAAGAACGTTACCAAGACGATGATGAACGCCGCGCGTCCGATCGTGCAGGAGCGCATCGATGAGAAGGACCCGAAGTACCTTGTCCTGCTTGGCGGTACCCCACTGACAACAGTGACCGAGCTGACGGGCATCAGCAAGCTGCGCGGCAAACCAATTAAGCATGACAATCGAATAGTCATTCCCACAATCAATCCACATCAAGCGCTCGCGGATGACCGTTGGGTGGATGCCTTGATCCGCGACATGCAGCGACTACGCGAATGTGTGGACTTTGGCGGTATACCTGAAGAGCGTGGCCTAAACTTCGTCGTCGTGGATAATCCCGCGAAGCTGAAGGCGATGTATAAAGCCTTGCGCGGTACTGTCGCAGTCGATCTCGAAACGACACGACTCTACCCCTACTTCACGATGATGGACCAACAGATCAAAGATGGTCACGCTTCGAAGGCTTTGCTTGATGCCCACAAAGGCACTCACGGTTCAAACAATCTTCCGGCCGTTGTCGCGATGCAGTTCGGCTGCCGAGACAAGCAGTACGTGGTTCCTATGGAGACTGCGGACATCTGGTCGAAGAAGATGCTCAAGAAGATTGTCAAGAAGGTCACGCGTCTTCTCGACAACTGCTTCACCGTATTCCACAACGGTAAGTTCGACTGCCTGTGGATGCTAGTTCGGTTCGGCGCCAAGTGGACCGTCGACTTCGATACAATGCTCGCGCACTACATGTGCGACGAGAACGACCGTCATGGCTTGAAGGAACTTGCGCAGAAGTACTTGGGTGTTCCTGACTGGGACATTGGTGGCAAGGAAAAAACATCCTGGTCATATGAAAATGCCAAGTACGCTGCTCACGACGTCTACTACACAAGGAAGCTGAGGTTCATCCTCGGTAAGTTGCTCGATGAGGACAGCGACACCAAGCGCGTCTTCGAAAAGATCATGATGCCGTGCGTGGCTCTGTTCATCAAAGCAGAGTTCCGCGGCGTCTATATTAACATGGATCAGTTCGACGAGGCTGAGGCATACCTTCGTGAGGAAGCTGCCAAGGCGTTGAAGAACTTGAAGCAGTGGGAAGGCAAGGCCACACTTCGGGATAAGAAGACCAACGAGTTCAATTGGGGTAGTGCTGATCAGCTGGCGCACCTGTTGTTCGTTGACCTCAAGATCAAGCCTATCGATAAGACCAGTGGAGGTAAGAACAGTGTTAGTGAGTCTGTGCTACTTCGCATCGATCATCCCATGGTCGGTGACCTTCTGGCTTGGCGAGCAGCCAGCAAACAACTTTCGTCGTTTATTGATGGTTGGCGTCCTTACCTGGATCTTAATGGCCGGCTCCATCCTAGCTTCAAGTTACACGGTACTGTTACTGGGCGTTTGTCTTGTGAAAACCCCAACCTCCAGCAAGTACCTCGTGATCCTCGTATCCGTACTCTTATCACAGCTGCTCCTGGCTTCGTGCTTATCGAAATGGATCTCTCGCAGATTGAGCTACGTATCGCTGCGGAACTGGCTGATGAGCATTCGCTGCTACAGGTGTTCCACGATGGCGGCGATCCGCATTGGCAAACGGCCATTAGAGAAATCGAACGAGGCGCTGGATACAAAAAAGAAGTAATCAAAACCGCGAAGCTTCACAGCGGCGGCAAGAAGATGCGCTACAGTGAAGCGATTGAGTATATCCTCGGCATCGGCGGTGACGCCGCAGTGGATACTGTCAGCAAATGGTCCGAGACGAAGAAGCTCAAGAAGGCGTTCATTGATTGGAAGGAAACACGTAAGAAAGCCAAGGCAATCAACTTCGGCTACCTCTACGGCATGTGGTGGAAGAAGTTCAAGATATATGCGAGAGACAACTATGGTGTTACGGTTACGGATGATGAAGCTCAGGCTTCGAGGGAGTCATTCTTTGCGCTTTACCCGGGTTTCCCGGCGTGGCACGAGAAACAACGTCGCTTCGCTCAGGTCAACGGATACGTACGGTCTCTATCTGGTCGCAAGCGTCGTCTACCCAAGGCAGCTGCGGGAAGAGATAGCCCAGAACGCCGCGAAGC